CTACTGGGTTGCTTTTATTTTTACAAATAGAACCTGGGGGGGCCCCGCGAAGCGGGGGGGGACCAGAATAAGAATCAGCGCAGCAGTCCTGATAAAGGGCTATTGAGTAAAAATTTATTTTTTACGAATAGGCCTAAGGCTGTGAGCAGGATTTCATATTATATGTCATTATAAGAAAAACATATAGAGAGTATATCAATACACTCATTTGTTTTTCGCCGGCATATAACAATGAAACTCCCAAACTTATTCCAAAAAATATCATCACATCCACGTTGTAAACGCTGGATAACCTATGATATACTAGATCCCAGCAAGGAAATCCCACTCAGAAACTCATAAAGGAGTACAAGATGCCTAAGCAGCATCAATCATCTTCCATGAAGAAAGTCTTGAGAGAACTCGATAGACTAGGATTCATAGTAGAACGTAAGAAGTCCGGGTCCTATAGTATCTACCCTCCCTCCACGATACTAGGGCCTATGTATACGACTCATGGTACGGAATCCGCACTCCATCCAATGAGAAGAGACTTCAAACGCCTGTACAACGTTGAGCTATCAGTGTAGGATTCACCTACTCACTGGGTAGTTGTGGTAGGGTTCAGGTGGTGTCCCTACTACAACTCCTGGTAAAATTGTTGGACAAACAAGTGATACCACCCCATCTCTAGGGGGAACCCATTATAAATCTATATAATCACCCCCCTCTGCACATCAGGAAATCATATTATGATTACCTACTTACATAGTCTATACAAGAAAAAGATATTACTTATCTTATACTCTCTCTCTATATAACCAGATTAAAAATTTACTTTGCCGGCGATTTGCTAAAAATCGACCGGCTTTATCTTTATATCCCGAAAGGATAGATTATGTCCAAACTCTGTATAGAGTATCTTAAACTTCCCTTGGGAAGTAGAGCTCCTATCATTATGCGGTTCTGCTCATGGTCATGTGCTGAACACTACGCAAAATATGCTCAAACAAATATCTCCTACTTTCAGGAGAACTATGAACTTACACATAAAGTCGTATGTAGCTATGGCTCATGCGACAATATTATTCTTCCCGCCGACAACTACTTATCTGAATAAGGAGAAATCATGTCACAAAACAATATGGTTAACTTCATTACTTTGACCGACCCCGACGGGGACAAGGTCGAACTCAACCCCGCTTTCATCACTATGATGAGAAGGGATACCTACGAACCTGAAGAAGGCGTCGAAATCCCCATGACAGCTATTTATACTTCATGGGGCTACAAAATGTTCTCTATGGAAACCCCAGAAGAAGTTGTCAAACTTCAGATGGACGGTATCCAGAACCTAATGAAATCCGTTTTAGAATCCAATATGGCTATATTCCAAAGCATGGATTCAGGCTTAGATATCGCAAGCCTACTTGAAGGAGATGAAGACGAATGATCACTCAAAAACAACTTACCCTTGCAGAGAAAGATCACTTTAAAGCACTTATGGTTAAAGTTATTCTTTGGGCCGAAATCAACGTACCAAATGAATACTCTTATAACTCCCGTGCTGCCTACTGGGGATCTGCTCTCCGAGCTCAGATCATTACCCAGGATGAATACAACCTGGGCCGAAGTCACTACCGTAATCTTTGGGATTATGTAGGAGACTGACTGTGCCCAGAAATGCAACAGCACTCAATGAAAAAGTCCACCGCAATCACGCTATGTTTCAAGACCATGTATCTGGGAAATCTATTATTAAGATTGCCCGGATATATGGTCTAACATACGACCGTACACGATTCATTATTAAGGAACACAATATGAGACAATACTTTGTCGCGGATTTAGCTGACGAATTCATTCTTTTCGAAGGTACTTCCGAAGAATGTGAAACGATTCTTGACCATTATTCTGGCAATCTCAGTATCGTAGGATACCGAGATCTTACCCCAGCTATGGTCGAATCTCTCAAGCAACTCCGCAGTAAAACCAAAGAACAACTATGACCAACAAAAATACCCATGTATGGGTCATCCTTGATGAAACTGATTATCGCTGTATTAACTGCGATATCAGGCATACCCCTGCCAGAAACAATCAAGAATGCTCATACCTAAAAAAGCCTAAAAACAAGGAGGCATCTCATGCCTAGCATAAATACAAGTCACCACTTAGACTCTCAAGAAATCCCACAACTAACTATCAGTACCCACTATGTCATCGACAAAGATGGTGTTGAGACTGAAAAGTTAAATTTTCATGTCTTTAAAATTCACACTACTCAGGGTGAATCTAACTACTTCCTTCATACAGATGAACAACTTCAGGAATTCATTACGGAGTTGAAACATCTTGTTGAAACAAGAAGCAGAATTTCGGCATATCTCTAATGAAAAAATATGACTTTTCATCTACTGATTCCATAGTTGAGCAGGTTATTCTTAATAACACCTGCATACACTGTGGAGAAGCTAATCAAATAACTTTGGATGCAGTTGCATTAGCCAATTGGCGTAATCGCGAACTCATTCAAAATGTATTCCCTAAATTAGATTATCATCAGCGGGAAATCATTCAAACTGGCATTCATCCTGAATGCTTTGATGCAATGTTCCCACCAAAATAAGGAGAACAGCAATGACTACAGCTCACTGCTTTATCTGCAGCAATCACCTTAGCCAACAATGGCCTGAAGGCCTAAATACTGAACCCTCATACGAGCCTTGGGAAGATGTCAAAAACGGCATTAGCTTAAAGCTCAATGTTGGTTATGGCTCTGACCATGATGGCGACTATGGTCGTATTCTTATCTGCGATAACTGCTATAGTTCTCGCAAAGCAAACGTAATAGACCTAAAAAACTGGATTAACGATAGTATTAAAGATATACATTCAGATGACCTTGAGGTCATCGATCCTATCTGATATACTATAGTCCGTGCTTCCGTAGCTCAGCAGGATAGAGCATCGGACTTCTAATCCGCAGGTCGTACGTTCGAATCGTACCGGGAGCGCCATGACACTTATACACTTAGACATAGCTATTGAAAATAGCACTGAAGTAAGACTAGGAGACATTCGTCAATGGATGAAGGAAGTGGACAAGTTTAACTTGCCCAATGACTATCCAGTATACGAATGTGCTTTAGCACTAGTCGTCGAAATACCAGAGCATAACATCATTCCATCGGAATGCATGGAATGCCCTCCAGAACAAGCTAATCATGATGTACTCATTGTATCTCATGATTGCGTCAATCCCGTTAACAATCTAGCCCAGGCATATGACCAGGCTATTGTATAACAAAAAATATGAAATATTTAAATTTCACCATAACTAAACAACCCTATCATTAATCGTATGCTAGTCTTAAGATTAGCATCAAAAGAGTTAATTAGTTTCCCGTGAGTTCTACTTGCCCCCCATGTAAAACTCGCAGTGAAAGTTTAGCCTCCTTTTAACTACACTGCTTTGGTCTCCAAGCGGGAACTGATTAGCATTATTCAGTTCACTAATAAAGGTGGACTGAAAGGACAATCATGAATGATCTAACTTTAATGGAATCTGAAGCTGACGTCTACAAGGCCATCAGCAAATTAATGGATTTCTCTAAAACTTTAACTGACACCGTTCACCTCTTAAACTTTTCAAGTAAAGAGGAGGAGTCTGCAAAGTTCAGAAATCAATTCTATGAAGTTTTATGTAGCATTCACGAGGCTCAATTGTCAACAATTAAGCTATTCGAAATGCTCTGCATCGCACATGGAAATCCTCTGTCAAGATCTTAAAAATGTTGTACATACAAATTTATACATGTTGAACCCTTTACATACATAATATTATATAGGTTTGTAACCAACATGTTGCGTTATTGCATTATTATTACGTTTATTCTTTTTTTATGTTCATAAAATATATAACTTTATATATGAAAAAATGAGGTAATCATGACAAAGCAACAAAATATACAAGCATATATTGATACCATAATAGGAGGAACTGTTACAACTAAGTCGCTAGCTTTAGCAACTAGTTGTACCCTTCCTACTCTTTTAACATTTATCAGGAATAACTCTGATAGATTTAAAAAAGTCAAACATGGTACCTATCTAATACTATCTCCATCTGTGTCTATTGACATTAATGAAGATATAAATCTCCGTTAGAATTGGCACTTAGTCAATAAAAACGGTACTATATGTCTTATCGTCTAAATAAGACGGTAAGCAGGAGTGGCTGTGCATAAGCGGGCGGAACCCTTATGCCACTCATTGAAACCGATCCATTCTTACGGAGGTTAACATGTCAGATTATTTTATGACAAATGGTTTTAAGCAGGATTTTACTAATCTTCTTAAATCTATATTATTAATCTCTAACAGGCTCGAAGACTTAACGAACGAAGTTCGTGCTCTTCGGGAGCAGAATGCAGTGGATCCTAACAAGGAGAAAACCACTGAGTAAACCATTGTTACACCACCAAATATGCTATACTAAGTACATGCCCCTCACGGGCACGGGATACTAATTCCCACATGTAGCAAGGCAACTTGTGAAATGAGGAAAAACTTACCGCTGCCATAACTAGGCATGTAGTCCTTGTTTCGCAACCTGCGATATACACTACTTGGAAGTTCCAAGGAGTGCTTACCGAAAGGAGCGAACCAATGCAATTTAGGTTCATTAACATAATCAAGCAATTAAGAAACGATAAGACTACTCTCGTCGCTTTCTTAAGTGTCCTAAGCATACTACTCATTACTCTGTTGACATCTTGTGGCAACAAAGTAGAAAGTAGTCAACCACCAATAACAGTAACTGTCACTACAACTGTTCCAGTTGTTACAACGGTTCCTGTTCCCGAAACTACTTCGGCACCAACTACAACAATGCCTGATTTATCTGGCGTTGACTGGGTTGCTCTTGCAAGAGAGCAATATGGCAAGTGTGGCGAATGGCACGATCTTGCTATCTCAGTTGGCTGGCCTGAAGAAGAATGGAAACATCTTCAGCAAGTCATCTATCGCGAGAGCAGATGTCAAGCTGAAGCTTGGAATGGTTCAGATGGTGGCTTAACCCAAATCAACAGAATCCACACTCAGTGGCTTTCTGATATGGGTTACAAGTTTCCGGACGACATGTTTGACGCAGAGAAGAATCTCACATTCGCATTTCGTTTATGGGAGACTTCTGGATGGAGACCCTGGAAATCTTCAGGATCAACATTTGGTGCTTGATCATGACTATCAACAAGATAGTCTCAATCATAACAGCAACATTATTGTCTGCTGTTATTCTAATCACCAATACCAATACATCTAATGCCCAAGCCGTACAGACTACTAATCCTCCAGTTGACTTGTCTCAAGTTAATTGGACAGAATTAGGTAGACTTATTTATGGTAAATGTGGCGAATATCACGACCTTGCTATCCAAGCAGGATGGCCAGAATCTCAGTGGCCTACACTGAGTAAAGTCATGTATCGTGAATCTCGCTGCAATACATTATCCTTCAATAAGTCAGACCCTAATGGGGGTAGTCGTGGCCTTATCCAGATCAATGGATTCTGGTGTAGAAAAAATCGTTACACTCCCAATGGTTGGCTACAAGACAAGTCCATCCTCAACACATGTGACGATCTATTTGATCCACTAACTAACCTGCGTGCAGGGTGGTCTATGTGGCAATATAGTCAGGAACATAATCGTTGCGGATGGAGACCATGGGCAACTAGATGTAAGTAAAATTTTTAACAAATAATTATACCCAACAAAGAGGGGAGCTAGTTCCGAAAGGGACTGCTCCCCTTTTCGTTATTCATACAAAAAAAAACTAGAAAGGTTCTACAATATTATGTTTGCTTTCGTCATGATCTTAGCCTTTGCTTCTGCTGTAGTTGAGCTTACCTTTGCTTCCAAATTTCCAGTTTGGAGAAAAGCAGCTAAACGCAACAAAGCTATTAACCTTGCAATCTCAATTGCTCTTTCATTTGTCTTAGGTATTATGTTTGGTGCAGCTGGTCTTATCACCATGGCTGCTGCAATCATTTCTACCGTACTTGTTATTCCAGGTTATGCCTTTCTTGAATGGGCATATGATTCCCCACAGGCTCAGACTCGTGGAGGTAATCAACTGAAGTATTTCTCAGACAAAACTAAGGAAGTTGTCTCTGACACTTTCAAAATTATTTACAAAATTCTCAGAGTTATTACTTTCCCAATTTGGGGAAGTCGAATTGCTCGAGATAAATATCGCAATTTCAAATTACGCACCCCACAAAACTAGCTTTATTGTTCATACAAAAAAGCAGGTAACTGCCTTAAGGAGGCTTTATGGAAGAAATCTATACACCAAAAGTTCGCTTACAAGCAGAAGTCGATGGACCTTTACGCGGTGGCGAACGCTACCAATTTGGTTTCTATGACGCTGGTACCCTGCGTCAATCGATTGACACTATTGGGTTCGGAGGGTATAAAGTTTATACCATTCCGGTTCCCAATACTGAACTTCAGTTTCAAAAAGTTTCCGAAATGATTAATGACCCTAGCGTTCAATATGCTCTCGTAGATAAAGACAAAATTGTTTTTGTTGTTATCGAAAACTCTCCAGGTTGGATGAGCTCTATTAATGCTATGGGTTATGAAGTCCATTCAGGACCCAAAACTAATAAAAGATTGAAATCATTCCATCGTCCAACTTTGTTGAACGGTCACTTTGATAATCTTAATATTAAAATTGTTGAGCCTACTGATTATTCTCGTTATAACTTCTTTGATGAGAATGATGACTGGGGCGTATCGTCCGAATACCGCAATCCTGAAGTAATCGACAGATTGCTTGATGGCGGTTTCGTTATCAGTCGTCGTCTTATCCAGGAATCCGTAAAGAATATTCCCTTCCATACTCCCGATAATTCTCTCGAGGATCATGATTATTATTATGATCCTCGTCTTTATCAGAATATGGTTCAGGAACTTCTTAACTCTACTGTAGTTAATGCCCGCATTATTTACAAAGATGGATTCCTCAAAGGCAATGCATTCGTAGCAGATCTGCCAGAAGGCATTGACGTTATTACGGCTCGTACTAATATCAAACAGGAAATCACATATCCTAATGGTTTTCGCTTTCAAGCAGAACCTCAAGGCCCTAAGTCTAGAGTCATCACTGACGATCAGACTGTTATCAATCTTCCTAAACTATTCCGTAAGAGCGACATGGAAATGTGGCTCCGCGAAGAGTACAAGAAGATGTTCGAGATGGCAACATCTGGAAATCTTCTAACTAATTGGAAGTATATCTATCAGAGAATGTGGCGTGAAACAGATACTGCTGAAGACAATGAAGCAAGAGCACGCATGGCATATGTGGGCTATCGCTGGACTGCAGCAGGATTTAGCATTACACAATCTCCTTGGCTCTTTGAGACAATCTCTACTAGCCACGCTAAGCCTTTGCAGAAGGCAATCATAGTTCCATGTTCAGTCTATGAACAGATCATTCCCGAAAGTCTTGCTCGCATGGCCGGACATGACCTATTCATTGAAGAGGGAACTATTGTTCGTAGTAACCAACTTGGTTGCCACGTTGTCAATGACATTGACTGGCTGGAAATGTATGAAAGCCATGGTGGAATGGATGAGGATGACTTCTTCAAGTTGTTCTATCGAACAATGCAAGGTGGCGAATTCGACACCGAAAAAGTAGTCATCGTTGCCCGTTCTCCAAATGGCTATGGTGAGTATTCTATCTTCCGCTATGTTGAAGGCTCTTGGGCTCCAACATGGCACATGGCAGATGGAACTCCCGTTATGTTTCCCGAAGTAAATGGCAGATCATGGCCTAAGCGACTAAGCGAAGTAATTGCTTCAGGCAAAGTAATCCATAAGGGATTACCTTCTGACTCACTTCCTAAGCCAAAGCGTTCTGGCCCATATAGTCAAGCTGATGTCATTCGTGATATCAAGATTGCTATGGCTGGCGGAAACGTTGGCGGATTTGTTAATGCGGCAATGGCTCACAGTATGGTGATTTCTAAGCACCGTCCAGAACAACTGTGTACATTGGAAACCGCAATTGACAAGTGCATCAACCCTGATGACACTGCTGACGTTATTGCTATCGATGAAGAAGCTAGATTAATGATGCGTGAAGTAATTAGTTCAGGCAAACCTATTGATCAAGACTTCTGGTATTCCCGCGGAATGAAGCGCTTTCTTAAGCGTGGTGAAACTGTTGAACTTTATGATGGTAAAATTAGTCAATTATATACTCTATGTAATGACTATTATCATCGTTATGTAAACAGCATTCGTCAATGGTCACAGCAAAATGCTCGACCTGACGATATTGTGCATAAACTTGGTGCACGTTTACGTCATCAAGCTTATCCAGTTTTACGTCAATTCCGCATGGACCTATACAATACCAACTCCACTGAAGTAACAAAGAGTTCTGGAGCTATCCAGCGTAACTCTTGGGAAAACTTGTATGTAGGAATTGCAAATAAGATTACATCATATGAACGCATTATTGATTCATATGATTTTGTTATTGCTCTCTATTCCGAATCAATTAATAATCCCACTTCATCTGGAAAGATTACTGATCAGATCGTAATGAACAGATTCGTATTCCCATATCTTGAAGAAGCTCTTCAGTATTATGGGTTAGCCGCATCTGTTAAACGCGAATTGAACAATAATCGTTTACGTATTGTTAATGAGCGTGTGACTAGTTGGATTTGGCAGGATTCTTCTGGCGAAGACGTAGAGTATACTGATCCGCTTGCTTTCCAAGCAGCGCACGCAGAGGACTCTCCGATCATCTTCGTCAGTGCAAAACCTGCTCCAAGAAAACTTACACAATCGTTATACTGATTCATACAAAATTGTGGGGGGTCGGCCCTATCCGACCTCCCACATTCTATTTCTTAAAAAGGTAACATTAACATGCAACCTATTAACAAATTTTTATATACAAATTTTAATTGTCCTTATCATACCTTTTCTGGTCTTACTTCTATAACTAAACAACACTTGCTCCAAGCTGGTTATTTAAATTTTTACGAATGCATTACTGCATCTCTCGATAGTTTTGACTACTACCGTATTCCTGGATCATCTTATCGTTCTATCTTAAAATGTTTATCAGTTTATAACTTACAAATTGGAATGTCTTCTCAAGAACTTTCCCATGCATTACGTAAACATTCAAGAGATCACTATAACAATAAAATAATTCCACGTATTCGTGAAGATATTCGTCAAGACAATCTCCGCAAAGAAGAACTTATTCGCCACCAAGAATATCGTAAAACTGTTTTAGATATTCTTTATTTAGAGTTTACTTATGGCTCTAAGCTTCTTGAGGAAAATTTAGATTCTGATACTCTTTATGAATATTTTAATTATGTTCATAAATACAGAATATATCATCCTTCTAACTATGATTATTTAACTTATAATCGTCAATATAATTGTTGTTAATAAATAAAAGGAAATTGTAATGTCAAATAAAGTTTATTATTTTAGCAAACAAATAAACAACATTGTTCTTTGTCAGGGATGTGCACATATTGTCTTTGACGAGATCTTGCACGAAGCCAAAACAATAAAAAACACTATTCAAAAAAATCAAACAATTCTTGATTTTAACTTGTATAAAATCCAAGCCACTCATACAGATGCACCCTGTCAAGGGTCAGCTGCTGTTTATGGAACCAATGGACATCCCTGTCACATGTCTCAAGTTGAAACTGTAGTTGAAGACATTGTTTATTTATATGGAGCAAATTTACTTCAAAATTTTGTATGTTTTTTTAATCCAGTTTCTTCAAACTATAATCAAAACAATTATGACATTGTTCCAATTTATACTTTTAAAATTAACACTCAGCACGCATACGCTCAGAATTTAATAAATAAAGAAAAATTACTTGAAAGATGGAAGATAGACAAGTTTGCTGAAGAAAACTATACCTGGAATATCTGTGCTGTCTGTTTAAATTATCTTGGTCCAATTTGGCTTAATTATTTAGATCAAGTTTTTAAATGTAATTTGCAAACTCAAATGATTTGTTCTGATGCACTTCACCGATTAATTCAAGATTCCATTACCGAATACAAAAATAATAATTATTTAAATTATGGAGTTTGTAGTTATGGAAATTGTATGGCAGACTATGTACAATCTTTGCCAGATTCTGACGATCCCTCATTCAAGGACGCATCATACCAGCTTCATTATAGCAATTTTGATAAAATCAATACCTTTAAAAATAATTTAAATGAGGCTAGTCAAATTATTCATCCTCAAAGTTCTCAAGAAACAATTGATTATTTTAGACTCAAAGATAAAGAAATTATTTCTTCTGTTATATATAAAGCTACTTTATAACCACATCAATTAATATACTAACCCAGTAGTAATGAATCTTCTTCATTGCTGCTGGGTTATTATTTTTTTATAGTTCATACAAAAATGCAATATTATAAATTAAGAGAGGACATCTTATGGAAGAATATATTAGAACTATTCCCCCGCAAACCCAACAAGTTATTATTGATTATCTTAATGAATCAATTTATCCTGAAATGATCATTAACCCCCAAGGCGCAGCTAAGGGTCGTCGTCAGCTCTGGATCCAGACTGCACCTCCCTTAACAGCTACTACTCCTTGGCACGTAGGATATCAAGACGAACGAATTATGAACTTCGTTCGCTCTATTGCACCCGAAGGATTTACTCCTGAAGCTGTGCTTGTTACCAAAGGTGGTAACATTAGACGACACCGTGATGCGCGATACGCTGACTACCGAGGTATGTCTATTAATCTTGGTAAAGTAAGCTGGTACTACGAGCGTTCTAACGATCAGTACTTTTGGCAACCCGGCATTCCTGAGTCAGTCCCTGCAGGACGTTATGATTTAACCGGAGGAGAGGTATTTATGTTTAACACTAAGAACCCTCATTGGGTCGAAAACGCTCATCCAGATCGTTGGAGTCTTAATGTCTGGCAAATCTCTAAGAATACCCGTGATGACTATAATCAATTTATGGATCATCGCGCCAATGGAACTCTTACAGAAGAACAATTAAACTATAAGGTAGCAGGATACTAAAATGAACTTTGAAAATTATATACCCACTAACTTTGATCATGATAAAATGAACGCTTTTAAATTTCTATATCTCTATCGTAGAAAGCAAGCTATTCTTGTAGATCTTTTAAAGGTTTGTGACTTAACAAATCTTGAAGATCTTCAAAATAAAAAACCATTCATTAGATCCTACCAGTATATCCAACGCGAAACTGGAATGTCTGATGAAGAATTAAGCGAAGCAATATCTATTGGTCTCTGGATTGATGAATACATTAGCTTATCTGAAATGTCTGAAGAAGAATTTCTTAAGACTACTTCGGAACTAGAAGCTGATTATGATATTCCTGAAGATATTACTGAAGATCTTCGGGAGCTTCATGAGCAAATTTCTGAAATGCTCCAACATAAAAATCAAGATAAAGAAATCTTTAAGGAAATTATAAATGAAAATTATAACGATCAAGAAAAATGGCCAAACGGCCTCCCTCCGTACTCGTAATAGAGTTAATGATAATGGTCCTGATTTTGAGTTTATTGAAAATTCAAATCGACCGGGATCCATTCTACTAAAAAGCCTTAAAACAAATTGGCTTGGATGGCTCCCTGAAAATGAAATTATTATATCAAAAAAACAGGAGGTCTTATGACCAACGCTATCGATCTCATGAGCATGCAAGCACTCTTGCCAATGCGCTCATCTTATATCTCTAATATAGTCATTGAAGTTCCACGAAATGAAACTATTATTCATAAGATTGGAAAGGTAACAGGAAAGATTGTAAGATTCTTTCGTAAGCCACAGACTAGAGCTACAGCAATGCTTAGCTACTGGGGCGTAGAAACAGTCTTATTCTCAATCATCATGTTAACTGCTCCATCATCTATTGTCTTTGCTAGTGCCTTGTTCCTATATCTTTATGGAACATATGCTTTATTCTCAGCAATTAATGTTTTAACAAAGTAACACTATGACCTACATACTTCAAGACATTAAAGATTTATGCCCAGTTATCGATGAAGAACTTCTTGTTCTTCGCGGTACACTGGAAGAAAATGTTTCTCATGGTTACGATTATCGTCCCATGGTTACTTTCTTTAAGTTCCCAGATGTAAGACAGTGTGCTGTCGTACCTAATCCTCAAGTGGAATTTACAGATACTTTAGCAAGAATTGCAGAAGCATTATATCTTTATCCTGCGTTGGACTCCAGCTATGCTGTAGTCTCTCTTTTATCTGAATTACATGATGATGATAATAATAAAACCGCAGAATGCCTGAACGTATTTGTTCTAGAAGAGGATAGTGCGCATATGATTAATATGCCCTATACTGTTTCTGATAAAAACGTAAACTGGCTATATGATAAATTCAGTTCTGTTAATGTATCCAATCATGAATATGAAGGAATCTCAAAGGAAATGATTAACATGTTTTACATGTTCACACACCTAGAGCATCCTCTATACACCGTTCAAGAAATCTTATCTTTCCTTGGAATTTCTGGCGCTGGCGTCCATGTATTCCCCGGTGTTAATGTTTCTTATTTTAGCGTGGCCCACTCATGAACAATAAAAAACAAAAAGACTACACTGCAATTACACATTGCGGTTCTATCAAGTATAAAAAAAGCCATTACATCAAAGCTACTATATCTTCAGATTCTCAATTTGAAGATAAACTAGAAAAGCTTATGTCTTGCGAACATACTCAAATTAATATAGAATACGTATAACATATCCTGAAAGGGGGACTACATGTTATCTTTAAGACCTTATCAAGAAGAAGCATTAAAATCAATTAATGATTTTTCAGAAAAAGGAATTAATAAACAGCTTGTAGTCCTTCCAACAGGCGCAGGTAAAACTGTTATATTCTCACACCTCCCTCAGTTCAAAAAAGACAGTCTCCCTATGCTTGTCTTAGCACACCGTGCAGAACTATTATATCAAGCTAAGGAAAAAATTAGCTGGTCTAATCCTGAACTTGATATTCAAATCGAGCAAGCAGATAACATAGCAGGATACTGCGATGTCGTGGTTGCCTCAGTCCCAACTTTGGGACGAGCAGAATCAGAACGTATCTTAAAATATCCAAAAGATTATTTTAAATCTATAGTTATTGATGAAGCACACCACGCTGCTGCTCCTACATATCGGCGCATTTTAGATTACTTTAATGCACCATTTGTACTCGGAGTTACAGCTACTCCTCAAAGATCTGACAACACTCGCTTGACAGATGTCTTTGATGAAATAGTATACTATAAGACAATACAAGATCTTATCGAGGATGGTTACTTATGTACATTAGTCGGTTATCGAATCAAGACAGATACAGATATATCTGGAGTTGCAACTAATGAAGGAGATTACGTTGCGTCTCAGCTGGAAGATGCTATTGATACCCCTGAGCGTAATGCTCACATTGTTGCTGCTTATAATAGTCTGGTTCCAGAATCCAAAGCAATTGTATTCTGCGCGGGTGTCAAACACGCGAACAACTTGGCCACATCCTTTGCGTCCGCGCAAATAAAAACGGAGGTAATCCTAGGTGCTACTGACTCAGATTCTCGTAGAGATATTCTGGCGCGTTTCCAAATGGGTACAACAAAAGTTCTCATCAATGTTGGCGTTCTTACGGAAGGGTTCGACGAACCAACCGTAGAGACTATCATTCTAGCTAGACCAACTAGATCTACTCTATTGTATACACAGATTGTTGGTCGAGGTACTAGACTTCACGAAGGGAAGCCGCATTGTACCGTCCTAGACTTTGCAGACACCACAAGAGGAAAGAAGCCTATTGGCCTTCCTTCTCTTCTAGGCCTGCCTCCCGAATTCGATTTACAGGGACAAGACCTTATCGAAGTAGCTAAAAAATACAAGGAGCTCGAGGACTATTGTCCAGGCGAAGCCGTTCGTGTATTAGACCCTAATGATATAGAGTTAGCTTATAAGAGAATTAATCTCTTCATGCCACCCCCACCAAATGAATTTGTTCAACAATATTCTAGATTTGTGTGGGCTGAAGTTGCCGAAAACGACTATCATCTTGGCGTGGATAATTATAATTCATTTAGAATATACACTGACACACTAGGTAGATGGGTCGTTGAACATCGTCAGCGTACTTCAGATGGAGTTCAAGTAAAACTTTTAGGACATCCTGAAGATATGCGTGATGCATTTGTCCGTAGTGACAGATGGATCATGGCAAAGTTTGATACCAATCTTATTGAATCAGACGCTGCCTGGCGTGCAGATGGTCCAACTGACGCTCAAAGAAAACTCTTAAAGCGTATCGGTGTACCCGTTACTTCTGATATGACTAAGGGAACTGCTAGTCAAATTATTAGCAAATACTATGAAGCTAATCCTAGACCAGCATGGTTAGATAAAAGAATTAAAACAACACGCTCTAAGTGGTAATTTGATATACTTGTTATATCATGACCATTACTTATAGCCATAATAAATATTCTTCAGTCCATCCTAAAATTACTCCCGAGTATTATAAAGCTTTACCAACTCACAAACCCTTTGTTAAAGCCTTATACATATCCTGTAGTGATGGCTATGTTCCATATGCCATTACTGATTCCCCTAATAATATTATTCAATTAATATTTCAAGATAAACAAGTTAGAGTATTAAACCCTAATCCTTATTATCATGTTTATTTTGATTATCTTGAGCAGTCTCAAATAAGTAGATTTAACTTTACCGCCTCTACATTGCTTCGTAGCAGTTACCTAACTTCTTTAGGAATTGTTACTACTGATGCTATATATGGAGACGTTCTTATTTTTGGCTCTTATGATTATAATCTTCATACTATTGATGAAGAAGATCATTCTGTTCCCTACGAAGTAGTTGAACAGGTATTGCGAATAGATGCACAGAAATCTATGTATCAAAAAACATTACCTGAAATTATATAATAAATAATATTTATAATAGAATATACAAAGACGTAGGGGGAGAAACACAACAACAATAAAATAGAAGGTTAAAATTATGTCATTAGCAATCGTCATCGGTTCTGAACCAGAGCACATCGCAAACATTGAAGATACTGTAAGTATCTTAAAATTTACTAGAACTCTTGTATCAGACGGCGCAATTAGTTTACCAAATGTATATATGAATGATTCTCCAGCTCAATTTGATTCTGATTATCTTTCAAAAATTATTGATTGGTACACAGGAATTTATACACTACTTACTGATCCCTCAGCTATAATGAGTGATCAAGAAGATTTTGATAGCTTCAGCGTATAACTCATTATATTGCGATGAACAGCATCAGGCCCTGGTGGCGGAATAGGCAGACGCGGGGGGCTTAAACCCCCCTTCCTTACCAAAGGAGTATGGGTTCAAGTCCCATCTTGGGCACTAGGGTGACTCAGAGTTCTTACCCCTTTCTGACTCTGGGTCATCCGCTTTTTAAAGTAAATATCACAACCGTAAAGGAAATATCATGAATGATAATAATTTAGAAGAACAATCAGGACCATTAACAAATCAGGAAATTGCATACTTTTTGCGTCACAAAGAAGTTACCGACACTGATTCACCAAAACAGTCTCAAATGGAAATGGCCGAAGATCTTATAAATGAGATATGTGCTGACATTGACGAGCTAGAAGAACTTGATCCAATGTTTTTATTGGACATGCTTGGAATTCTTGGACTATCTTTAACTGTTAGCTCCGAAGCCTCTGAAGCTTTTGTTGAAGAATGCAGAAAAATGCGCAAAACTGCAAAAAGCGTTTAAGCTTTAAAGTTAATTACGTCCGCCTCTTTAGCTCAGCTGGTTAGAGCAGCGGACTTTTAATTCGTTGGTCCAGGGTTCGAATCCCTGAGGAGGCACCATGAACAAAGCAACTATTAAACTAGTTACTGATTTAGTTGATAAAGCTCTTAATGAAATTTCAGGTAGAGAAATTGTCTCTACCGCAGAAATGACTGATCTATTACTTGATATTAGATTGCACATTATGCTTGACCAAGAGTTAACTACTCCAACTTATCAATAGCTTTTAAATTTAATAATAATTTTTTAGGATTAATTCTATACAGAGATATGAAATCCAAATTGATCTACATGGAGTACGATGCAACCTGATTCTAATATTACCCAAGAAGAACTAGTAATAGTTGCCGAACTCCAGCAAATTCTACACAATATCAGCAATGCCCTTGATCAGTTACCTGTTCATTTAAAAGAGCATATATTATCTGATATTGAAATATTTAATCAAGAATCTCAATCTTTTAATAGTGCGTTAGATTCTCTAAATACTAAAAACTAGGGCAGCGGTCGTTTCGTACCACCATGCAGTAACTAACGTCAAGTGAAGTGGCCCTATCAAGGCGTGACAGTCGGAGAGACGATATGGGGCGTTAGCTCAGTTGGTTAGAGCAAGGCACTCATAATGCCTGGGTCGGGGGTTCAAGTCCCTCACGCCCCACTGGGTATTAATGTGAAACCCTAAAAATAAGAATGGTTAAATCAATTACGGACACATATCATTCGTATCATATTAATACCCACCTTTCAAGGAGACGAAGATGTCACTCGCCAAATTTAGAAAAATCTTTAAAGGCAATGCAGAAGTTAGTATCCCTAACCCTCCAAAGCCAACTGAGTCTAAGCCTCAGGATAATAAAGACGACGCTAAAGATAAGCCATACACAAAGTAGTCTACCCTTGAAGCCATCGGGTGCTTGTCGTAAAGTAATTATTTTTTATAATCAGATTCCATTTGTGGTGAGTGTTATAAGAAGTAAAGACCTGCAGACAATACAATTCAATGGCTTAACGCCGGGTTAGCTCAGTGGTAGAGCAACGCACTTGTAATGCGTAGGTCCTCAGTTCAATCCTGAGATTCGGCTCTAGTAGTAGCTAACATCCAGTACTCTACCAGAGATGCCGGGGCAACGTAAATCGTGTATAATGTTAGTGGACCCATATCTCCAACACGACTACTACTTTTATTCTGAAAGGATAAATACAAAATGAAAAAAATTATTATAGCCACATCTATTTTATTAACACTTACAGCTTGCGGAAGCAAGACTGTATACGTCACCAGCACTGAAGCGCCTGAGACAACAGTCAAGGTTGTCAAGACAACTGACGCACCAATTGCCACCTCACCAATGGACACTTATGCTCCGCCAGTCACATGGACAGACGAAGACGAGTTCATTGCAGACATCTACAACGAAAACACTGGCCCCATTTACCTTGAAGACCAAGACCTGATTGACACAGGATATGCCGTTTGCGAAGGATTGCGTAGTGGCATGAGTGGCTACGACGCCATTAATGCAATCACTTCATCAGCCGAAGGCAATGCTGCTGTAGAAGAACTCCTTATTAATGTTACAGCATCCGCCGTCATTAACTTTTGTCCCGAACAACAATATAAATTTAATGAATGAGAGATTTTGCAATGACCACTAGAGATACTTATGACATTTTGTCTTATGAACAAGAGCAAAACCAGCCCGTAACTGGAATAAACATTCAAATCAATACCCTAATTGATGCAATGATTGACGCTGAAAAATGCTTGTTCCACAATAGTGACTCTAACTTAATGCCTGTCAATGATTCAATTTTGAATATAGACATTAAAGCTCAACACCCTAGAGGATAATTATATGGATCCGTTATTAGATATCTTTAATTCTTTTTTGTCAGAATATACCAAAACAAATGGATGGGATAGTCCCGCTTCCGTTTGGTTCTGGGATTACGATTCTTCTCAATGGAATTCTATTGAAGAATCTTATCAGGATCCATATGATTTAATCCCAACGCTTGTCGTCCATGGCTACCATGGTGCAGCTATGTTTGTAGTCCATGGATGGGCAGCTCCCTATAGTGAATATGAATATGATGAATATGGAGAACCCACTCGTCCATCTAAGCATCCTGAGAGAATGCGAGTTCGTTCTTTCACTTATCTCAGTGGTGAAAATATTTTAAATTCATATCAGATTATGGGCAAACCTATTGAAGAAGTTGAAGCTGAACCCGAAGGTGCTATTATTGATAGCATCATTATTGCCATCCACAAAATGAAAAAATACTTAGCTAAGGAAGTTTACAGTGAACAAGATTGATTCTATTTTAAATAAAATTCTTTATGCTGTTGCTGTTTTATTTTTTCTTATAGCAGCTATTATACTTTTAACTGGCTGCGCAGTTACTCAAAGTGATACAACTACTACCTTGAAACCTATGCGCCCCACCAATGTTACTGTAGTTATTACTGATCCACAAATTATTCCATCATTTTCTGGAACAGTCAATAATACTTATATTCAAACTGTTGAGTTTTTTTATCAGGGAACTCCACCAGTTTCTGATCAAGTTATTATGGAATTCGGTGAGCAATGGTGTGATCTATTGATAGATGGCATGCAGCCCGATGATGTTATTAACAGAATCCATGAAGGCGCTATTGATAACGACGATGCTCGTATGCACTTTTCAATTGTAAATGCTGCTATACTAGAGCTTTGTCCCAGCCAATCCCATAAGTCTGAAGAGATCGCACTTAGATCTTTTCTTCCTAAGGAACAATAATGATTATTGATTTATCCAATGATGATCCTATGATTTTAAATCAAAACCGATCTGGATTTTTATTTGATCAAAAAGGATTAGCTCATTTTTTTGATAATCTCGACTATGCAGAAGATAACGCAGAGTGGCCTGAACATACTGGACCCTTTTATCTTTTGTATTCTAATAACTCAAATTCAGTTCCCACTATGATGGGAATTGAAATTTCTGATGTTCAATCTATTACATTCAATCGAATACGTGGGCTAGAAGAAATCTAAACTCTTCTAGCCCCTGTCGTCTACCGGTTAAGACAACACTCTTATAAAGTGTTTAACGGAGTTCAACTCTCCGCGGGGGTACCATGGATCCATTACAATACTTTGATGAAGAATATTCTTCTATCAACTCTTCTATTAATAATATAACTTCAATAGTTATTCAGTGCAATGATAATGTCTCTGAAATATTGAAAATCCAAAAAAGACTCCAAACTATATCTAACAATAAAAACATAGACTCTAAGCAGCTAAAAGAAATTTTAGATATTATATCCTCATTAGCTCAATTGTCTGGCACACTTTTGGAGTGCACTCAAAGCATTAAGTCAAACATTACTTTTGACACCAATAATTAATTTGCAGACAATCTCTATGAAAGAAATTAAACTTTATGACTTACCTCAGTAATGATAGCGATCTATTTGAATATGATCCAGAAGAAGATATTTCTACTCCAGACCTAGAAGAGATTAAAGATAATACTACTAAAAAAAAAACGAATGTTGACGATTTTCTTTCTCAACACAAAGATTTACTAGGTGTCTTACAGACTTCTTCTGAACAATTATTAGACGAAAATAAAATTCGTTTAGCTACAGGCCTCCATGCAGCGACTTCTCGCTTCTTCGCTAAGATTGGACCGCCTACTTTTGACAAATCAGTTTCAGTTGTTTTAGATAAGTTATCTAATGGAGATTTTTCTTTAATAAATACTTACTACCGGACAGAAGCTTTAATTATACAAAGACTTTTATTTATTAGTTTAATGAATACTATTCTTGGTCTTGATTCTGATGAAAAGTCTGAAGATTCTTTTTCTGTAAAAAATCTTCTTGAAGCCTTGGAGTTTGAAAATGTTGACGATCATATCAAAATATTTTATCAGACATCCCTTAGCATCTGTCAACATACTTTAGTTCACGACAGAATTGTTTATCAACATCTTGGTGATCGCTTAAATATGCCCGTCAATCCAGATCTTATTGATCCACATTATTCTATTGATATTACCAAGTTAAATAATCCAGTAGTTAATGACTACGCAGAAAATGCCTATGCCTCAATCATGACAAGCATTGCTCAAGATGGTGTCCTTGAAAAACTCAAAGATACTTTCGGAATACAGATAGGTTATTACTCTAATGAAAAATAAATTTTTTAAAAAGATACCTAAATTATTTTGGACCGTATCGAGCCTTGCTGCAGTAGCTGCAATTAACTATGCCTTAATTCCTACTCCATTTGTTTTTATTGCCCTTATGGTGCTTCTTGTCCATGAGTTGGCTCATTACTTTATGGCTAAAAAATTAGGAGCAGAAGTTACTCTTCCTGTATTCATTCCTTTACCTTTTATTGCCATAGCCTTTACCAAGATTAAAGGTTTATCCAGTAAATCAAAAATGAAAGTTGCATTGACGGGACCTATTACTGGATTCATTACGGCCTTATTGCTTGTTATCCTTAACTCTATATTTAAAATTATATCTCCCGTAGCTTTGATTGTCTTAGCTATGGGTGAAATATTATTTAACTATATCGGCAATGACGGTAAGAAATATCGTTCTGCAAAGAAAGACATTATATTATGCACTTGTTAATTTTGCCATTTGTCCTAGCTGGTTTATCTGCGAAAATATTTAATAAAAAATTAAATAAAAAATCTCATCCAGAAACCTCAGAAAAGCAGTTAGATATTATTATCTCTAGTTTTTTTACTGATATTACACCGACTGATTTTGGAGATTTTAAAGATGACAAGAAAGATAAGACGTCAACAAAAAAAGCAAGAGCTTCAATCGAGAGTTAATTCTTTTCTTGAAGATTCCTATTTTGACATTCAGGGTTTATCCCCTGGATCATTAGGCTCAAGCATAGATGAGCAATATCTAGCTAGAGTTCTTACAAAGTTAGCGATAGGATCTGCCACAGTATGGTGGTCTTTACTAGAAGTTAAAGATTTTCTTATACTTCGCAAAAAGTCTAAAGGATTAAAAAATGACCCATTCTGAAAACTCCCCTAAACCATCTAATACTTCTATAGATTCTTTTAACTTTTCTTTTTCCCTTCTAGATAAAGCTCGTGAAGATATACAATCTGATTATGATTCTTTATCTCAACGCATTGAGACTATTGTCGATTCTGAAAAATTTTATGTAAATAACTTTCCAGTTCTTAAACAAATTCTTATGATTGGCGCTAAAAAGAATGATCTTAAAAAATTATCTAAAGCCCTTTCTAGATTGTCCGAACTTGTTGAAATACATTCTCAGCTTGAAGACAAACTAAGCGTTATGAATACTCTTGCTGATCAACCTCATTGGTTCACTTCTACCTTTGGTGATTTCTCTAAAGAGATTGATGCTGGTATTGAAAGTATATTTAGAGACTTAGAAGATTAATTTTATTATTACTGAATAGGATTTTATTTAATATGCAAAATGTTAACTATACATTTATTAACAACGAAGGCAACTTTGTCTTTCGTTCTAATATCAATTCATTTGGCTTAGACCATGTAACTGATAAAGACGTTACTTCTTTTTATACTAATTTTTCTTCTTCATCTTATTTTGACACTGGCTTATTGCCTGTGGATGGTACTGGTTTACTCTCTATTAGAAAAGCTGGCAATCACACTCAGATTGCTTATCAGCATGCTCCCGGTAAATACTATATTAACTGGGGTTCCTATGAAGGCGACCATGAAGCTAGGAAGTATTATGTAGCTCAGCCTTACCGTATTGTTGTTGCTGACTTACTTAATGGCAATATATATGGCGCTAGAACTTACTACAGTCCAACGCCCATCACCTATCCACAAGCTCCTCTGTATCATGTTAATCTTCCCAATATTAACTGTAAAGGATATAGAGGAAATAGCGTTGGATGGATATGCCTTTATCATAATGAAGATATCTCAGCTTATCCATTCAATGAAAAACTTGTTAAAATCTTAGATCGCTGCTCAGGTACTGAAACCTATAATGATAATAACATGAGTGAAACTGATGGTCCATGTTTTTATCGTGAAAACTATAAGCCTAATTACTTAACTAATCCTCAATATTGGCAAGACTATTCAGACCAAAATGGTTATGAATGGACTTTAGATCCAGAACTTTGGATTCCAATTCTAGTCGAAGGCAGAGACAATCAAGATAAACATTATTCTAATGGCCAACCTTTGACATTCGCTGATGCAATCATTGGCAATTACCAATGTTATTACACCGACAATTTAATTCCTAAGCCTGTCAATCGCATCGTCAGATCAGATTATTCTTTAAATTCTAATTTAGTTTTTGAATGGTTCAGAAACTCTTACAATGAATCGCAACAATCACAACAACCTCAACCGTCTATAGATCCTTACTCTAGTAGTTTAGCTGTTAAAGAAACTCTTTCTTTGGCTGCTCCTGCTTTTGTAAATCAACAAGACGAAGACGAAGATGAACAAGAGGATGAAGACTCTTGGTATTGTGAATCTTGTCATGAAACTTTTTCTGAATCTAATCATAAACCAGTACTTGATTACAACTCAAGATATACTTGTCAAGACTGTATTGATGAGTCTTATTCATTTGCCGTGAATACTCAATCCTATCATCATGATGATGATGTTTTATGGCTTAGTCTCAGTGAAGTATATATTTTCCCTGATACTTTAACATATGCCCTTGAATATAAAATCTGCACTATTTGCAGTCAAGGAATGTATTACAATCATAAAGACTTTAATTCTTTTATGCCACTCACAGTTACGTATCCTGATACATGCCAAACTTGCATTCATACACTGACCAATCCTTCCGAACAACTATTTTGATTAATCAAAGAACTAGAAAACATTATAACAGGAGAAAAAATGTCTGAACAAATTTCTTTTGATGACCTTCCCGTCATCTGGATGGAAGATGGTCTTCCTTGTTTCATGGGAGACCGTGCTGATATCTGTGACCTCGCAGAATCCTTTGGATTTAATATATACTATCTATTAGCTAATCAAGCTAAAGAGGTCAAGCCTACACCTCCTCCGTCTAACACCACTTATGGCAAACCCGCTGCTACTGCCTTGGCTGTTGCTCCTCCTACTTTTGTGAGAAATTCTCAAATCTATCGAGTAGTTAATAACTTTGTAGGTAGAACAGTTACTGTTTGTTCTCCTTCTTTTCCTCAATCATTTATTGATGTTGAAGAAGAAGCTACTTATTCGATGCCTGCTATTCCGCATATCTTAATCGATAAGCTAGATCAGTTCTTTAGACTCGTTGATGCACAACACGGTGCTGAATCTATTGTCATGCTTACCTATGACACCACTAAAGAAGGATCAGAAGGATGGGGCATTCTTGTTCCCGATCAAACCAATACTTCTGTTCACTGTAATTATGATCCAGACAGCATCGCTCAAGTTAAGCCTGATGAAGTTATGATTGTAGGATCAGTTCACAGTCATCCTGGAATGTCTGCGTATGCTTCCGGAACAGACCATGCTGATCAAGCAGATTTTGATGGAATCCATATTACTTTTGGCTGGCAAAAGACAGTTAACAATGGTGCTACTCAATACTACGCTGAACTTCAAATGGCTGGCAAAGCCTATAAGCTTGACATCGAAGATGTCTTTGAAGAATATATTATTGAAAAAGCTCCTGATCCTGAAGTAGTAGGTTGGACTGAAAAAGTAAAAAAAGCCAACCCCCCCAAAGCGGGGGGTTCGGTTACGGTAACTACTGGGGCGGCGTATCAGGCCCCTCGTCCAAACACGAATCAAGGGACTCCGGCCTCTACGGTAGCTGGTACTCTCCCTAAGAATCAATATTATATAGATTATCCTTCTCATATTAAAAATATAACACATGATGTTATAGATATTGACAATGATAATATTCTAGTTTGCGAGGTTGTTGGTAACTATGAAAACAAAACCTACAATTGTCCAGGTTGCTTCTCCATTATTGCTAAGCATGATGTGTATGCTAGTAACTGTTGCCCTTTTTGCGATATACCCTTATCTGAACAGGATACAACAGCAGACCAAATAATTTGGGATATGTTTCAATATTGCAATGATAGAAAAATTCCCACTAATGCTTCTCTGTATTTACTAACTGCAGATCTTGACAATTCTCCAATGCTTCTTAGGCTTACTGCAGAAACAATGGACGCTTATTCAGATTCTGCTTGGATAGATATAGAAGATAAAGCTTTAGATGTCGATCCTAGGTTGACGCTCTGCTGCAGCATGATTCCAGAAAACTGCATGTGCCCTACTCAGGTTGTCACTTATGACTCTATGGATTTTGATCAATTCATGGGCAAGTCTTCAGTTTATGTCGCTAGTTCTGCTTGTGAAGTATGCAATTATTACTACGATACAAATTGTCCTAGCTATAGCAAAGCTATTGTAGATTTTAAATCAAATACAAATCAATCAGACAACAAAGATAAATACGAAGATTCTATCGATGGAGTCAATTGCGACTTCTTTTCCGAATACACCTATTCTACTTCCGAGGATATTTATAATTCATGAACTCACAACCAAAACGCTTTATACTAGTTGGAGCAGGTGGCATTGGCACTTGGCTTGCAGCAGGTCTTGTTAGACTTCTTGAATGGAAGTTTCCTGGATCTGCTCTTATCATCGTTGACGGTGATACCTATGAGGAAAAAAATAAAGAACGACAAGACTTTACTAAGCTTGGCAATAAAGCCGTAGTTAAAGCTACTGAACTTGTTCCTCAATTTCCCAAAACTACAATTATACCTGTAGCTAAATGGGTAGTGGCCGATGATTATTCTGGTGTCACTGACGAAGAAAGTCCTAAGATTACAGCTTCTCAACTTATACGTGAAGATGATGTAGTCTTTGCAGTCGTTGACAACTTTGCTGCTAGAAAAATTATATTTGATGCTGCCGCTAAGTTGAACAATATTGACGTCTTTACTGGCGGTAATGATGATGACCTTTTTGGTTCTATCTATCATTACCAAAAGCGAGATGGTTACGAAGTAACCGTTCATCCAGCTGAGTTCCATCCAGAATATCACAATCCTCCTGACAAGAATCCCGGTGAGCTTTCTTGCCAAGAGCGTTCAGAGATATCAGGAGGCACTCAACTACTTGCTACTAACATGGCTGTTTCAGCCTACATTCTAGGACGAGTTCAGAAAACAATCGTGTCCAATCAAAGTCCTGAAGAAACAGAGATTTTCTTTGATCTTGGTCTCGGTAAGTCCGAACCCTATAATAGAACCACATCAGCTCTCAATCAACCAACCACAGTATAGTTAGGAGAATATCATGGAAGCATCAAACGCATCGAACGCTCAGCCAAATCGTTCAACTGGTATGGCGAATATTCGCTATGGAGTTTACAACCAGCCCAGTAACATTGGTGGAAAGTCCATTCGTGAAGTTCGCGAACAGTTCAGCAAAATTTGGGGCATTCCCTCTGACGCAGTAGCTTACTGCGGCAAGGACAAGCTCGACGAGAACGCGGTTATTCAGCCAGGTCAAAACGTAGAGTTCCACCGCCGTGCAGGCGAAAAGGGCTGATTAACCCATATTCGGGGGAGGGTGCTGCTGGCATCCTCCCCCATATTTTTTTTATAAAGCCTACAGTTAGTTTGACGGTGAAAAAATTATGTTTGACAAAATTAAATTAGGTTATCCTAATATCTGGATTAAGGATTCTGATTCTTCCAGAATTATAGATATCATTACTACTACTCTTCCTAGAGATTTTTATACTATTGATTTCCTTTCTGGATTCTCATTGTATTCCAATAATGCTTGGAAGACTGTCTTGGTAGAAAATCCAGCCTTTCAGTTAACTGGCGAAGACCAGTACATTTCCACCTTTGACCCTCAGGTTTCCTTAGATTATTTATTGCATAATCCTGACCGTCCCAAGAATCCCACAACTCTTATTATTGATGTCGTAGGTAAGCCCGACTCTGCTTTGGAAAACTATGGTTTATTTCTAAGTCATTTGAAATCTAAATATCGTCAAGCTTTTTGGCAAGATGACATGAGTCTTCTTCCACTGCAGTTTATTTTTATTTCAACACAGGATTGTCCGGAAGACTATCTTCCTTACTTTAATGTCAATGAAGACGTTATGCCCAATCCTCAAGAGCTAGCTACTATTGTTACTCATATTAATGAATCTGCACATGACCGCCTTCTCAATAACACTAGCGTCAAAGACGTTGTTAATGCCGGCATTGGACTCACCGAGTCTCAATTCATTGATCTTTGCTTAACGTCTATCGTTAATACTTCTCAACTTGATCCTAAATTCATTTACGATCAAAAGATGGCCAGCATTAAAAAGAATGGCATTCTAGAAATTATTAAACCCACTACTTCTTTTGCTGATATTGGTGGACTTAATAATATTAAAGATATCATTCGTCGAACCGCAGTACTCTGGAACGATAAAGATCGAGCCAAATCTTTTGGAGTTACTCCTATCCGTAGACTTCTTATGGTTGGAGTTCCCGGCACTGGCAAATCAGCTATATGCCAGGCCACTGCAAATGAGCTTGGCTTAGACTTGGCACGTACAGGCATCAGTCAAGTTATGAACTCTTTCATTGGTCAATCAGAGGCCAACATGCGTGCCGTATTCAAACAGATTAGACTTATGTCTCCCTTATGTGTTTGGATTGACGAGTTCGGTCGTGATCTTTCCGGCGGATCTAGTTCTTCCCATGTAGATGGTGGCACTACTGATCGTGTTCATGGTGAGTTCTTAACTGGTCTTCAGGAACTTCCAGAGGAAACATTCCTGCTTTGTGCAGCCAATCAACTAGAAGCTCTTCGTCCAGAAATGTTACGCGCAGATCGCTTTGACAAAATTATGTTTGTTGGACTTCCTTCTCATGAAGAGCGTAAACATATTTTTCATATTCACTTAGATAAAATTGACACTGATCATGATTATGATTATGATTCTTTGGCCGAAGCTTCTAAGTATATGACTGGTGCTGAGATTCTTTCTCTTATCCGTGAAACAAAATTCTATGTAGTTTCAGAATCTCTTCGCCCTATAACTACCAAAGATATCCTTAGTTTTATTCCTAAAACCAAAAACACTATTTGGCTCAAACATAATGACATGGTTATGTCCATGTATCAGTATGCCTTAGAGCAGTGGGATTGGGCCTCGACAGAACAAATGGAAGATGCTAGAATCATACTAGGAAAGTCTTCTGTTAAAAAACAAACGTCAACAATTGCTTGGAAATAAGGAACTATAATGTCTGAATCATATGATAATATTGATGAATTTCTTGCCACTCTAGATAACGATGGAGCTAAAGAAACTTTAAAAAATATAGATAATAAAGATTATCAACAGGATCTATATAAGAAATGGTTTAGATCCAAGACCCAAAGCGGATTCTTGGCTATTCGTCCTTGGCATCAAGCTTTAAAGATGAAGATTGATATCGGCAAAACTTCTTCAGAAGGAAAGCTTCAAAGCAGCACTGCAGTCTTTGTTGACTCAGTCGACTTTGCTGCCTATTTGCGAAGCGTAGCTAACGGCACAGCTACTGTAAATTATCCTCAAAACGAAAGAACAGGAGCTCCAACTAATGAAGCTTTTGTTTCTTATGGTGGTGCTACTATAGACGGTAAGCCTGTTTCAAGAATATTCAAAGCTCATTACTGGCAGTCCGCTGAGACTACAGACGAAACTGCTTTTGTTTGGAAGTGTGGCCACTTTGCTGCCCGCAAATCTGATAGCGGAGCTTTTATTCCTGACATGAAGTCTCCTTTATCTATTGATCAAATTAAAGTAACTCGTCAAGACATATGCTCTATTGCATATCTTATGGATCTTTCCATGAATTCCCATGTCACTAACAATCAAGATTGGTATGAAATATGAGCGATGACAATGAACACCTAGATCAGCATACTGCTGAATTCATGACTAAGTTTTTCCAAGATATCATTGGGGGCTTAGCTTCTCAAATAGAAGATCGTCTTTCTGTCTTGGAAACTTCTATTGAAGCTATTGAAAAGCAAATTGCAACTTTAATTATAAGCTATGGCGAACAAGCAGTTTTTACTGAAGCTCTTGTTGGCCAAATGGCTTTCGCTTCCGATGAAGCTCGTAAAGCATTCCATGAGGCATTGAGTGAATCTCGTAAAAATATGTTGGAGGTTATGCAGAATGCATCCAAAGGAATCTTGGCTGATGAGAATCCAGGAGTTGCCTCAGCCCTTACAAACATGGCTACAGAAAAGTTATCTGACACAGACCTCTGATGGTTCTTGTGTCTTATTCGTAACTCTTTCTAATCAAGATTTTTTAAACAACTTTTCATACTTAAGTCAGATATATCCTTTAGTTAAAGATATATATCCTGACGCTACATCACTGTATGTTACTTTCAGTTCTTTCCAGGATTTTATTAAAAGTGGGAAAATGGAAGTCTATTCTATCGAGGCAACAAAATGACCATCATTCATCGATTCTCTGATTTGCATGAAATAAATAATTATATTTCATCTTCTATACATAACCATTCTATGGTTCAATTACATGTTAATAATATTCAAGAGTATGCAGAAAGATTTTCTTTAAGTCCTTCTCTTATTCATGATATTCAAAACAGTAGTTATGAATTAATAACTTATCATTTATATATAGGATCTAAAACTTCTTATCGCAAGAATGTTCATAGCAATATTCCTAATGTTCTATATAAGAAGATATATAACTGTTTTAAATTAAATGGTTATATTCGTGAGGCAAATGGTACCTGCGTAGTTCTTTGTCTTAAGCCGATTACTCAAGAAGTCTATGATCAGATTTCTCATTCTTCTGATCTAGACAATCAAAAAGTTTTAAATCAACTTATAGATAACTTCTCAAATGTATCTGCTGATAATCAGTATTACATTGATTACATTAAAGCTCTTGAAAGCAAGTGCGATATTCTTTCTTTTGAAAATGAGAATTTAAAAACTCAAATACATAACACTAAAATATCTACATGGTATTAAATTTTGAACTTCATACATTAATGCCTTTTCAAAGTCTCAATATATTTAAACAGGAGATTCCTTTTATGTCTACTCATTATATTATTAATCAATTAAGTTCTACTTCTTTATCATTTACTTTTCCTGTTTTAGTTCACTCGGAATCAAGTTCTGATGAGCCACCTAGTTATACCATTTATATTAATCATATGGAATCTATTCCTGATGGTGAAATAGTTTGGGATTATTTTGGATCCGGCGAGACTTACTGCAATTTAAATAAAGTAAATCTTATTCAGGCTAAAGACAATTTTTCTCAGTTGTATTCTAAGTATATGATTGCTCATACTAGATTAGGACTTCAACCCCAAGTAGTTGGCCTAACTCCTTACGAATTTGCCCGTTCCGTTGAAGCTCCTTCTGGAAATTTAGCTTGGTCATTTACTTTGTCAACATTCTTTATTTTTGAGAAAAAAGCTACTGATGACGCTATATGCATCTATCTAACCAGGAAAAACGAAAAGACTACGCTTGTCTCCAAGCATTATCGTTTTGCTAACATTCCTAATAATGCATGCAATTGCTCTAGTCCTTCTGTTCCGAATTCTCAAACTAAAAATGTTTCTTGCCATTTTAGTTCCCAAAACTCAGACTGTCCTTTTTATGAGTATGATTCACAAATAGTTTATTCTCAGGATGTCACTCCAATTAACTCATCTCAAGTTTCTTCTTTTGATTTAGTTTATTATTTATCTATTCAAGGATTTCATACTTTTAAAATTAATAATTCTTCTCTTGGCGTTATTGTTAATACCCTAAAGTATCCATCTACTTTTTCTTACGATGATTCTTTAGTTGAAGCTATCTCAATTTTCAACCAATATTTGGACAGCTATTCATCTTCTGATTTTTCACTCTCTGAAGTCACAAGAGATACACCTCAAGATACAAGCAAAGACATCGAAAAATCTAGCTATATCACTTCTCTTATTTCCTCTTAAGGAACTACAACATGCCTAATATATATAACGAAAAGCTATATACTACTATTGATAACGTTAACACCAAATCTTATAGTGTATCTACATCTTATGATCCAGTATTTAAAGAAGTTGCTTTTGTAGCTAAAAGATTTCCCCAGCTTTCATTTGAAGAAGCTTCTCTTTATCATACTTATGCACATGGTCAACATTTGGCTAATCTTGAATTTTCACAAATATCTGATGCCAATTTGCTACCTCTTCTCACTGTATCAATTCAAGAAAAACTTTCTTTTGATACTAGTGCACTTATAGCGCAAGCTAATAATAATTCCACTACCCCTGTTATTTCAGATACATACCCTATAGCTACTCGATACATTGACACTAATGGCACTTATTACATTGAGCGACCACCATTCCAAACTGAAGTGGATTACAAAATAGGGGGCGCTAGCTCTAGAACCAAAAGAAGACTTACCAATATAAAGGTATGGATTCCTTGGACTCTTTTTGTTATTAATCCTAAAACTCAAAAAAGTGCCATGTACTTTTCCCATAAGTCATTGACCAATATGGAAGATGTATACTTTGCTACTTATCTTCCTAATACTTATCAAGATGGCAGTATTTGTTATTCGCATAGCATTTCTTCAATGCCCGAATATAATGAATTTTCTTCTTTGAGCGTTTCTCAAGTCTATGCTTTTTATATTAATGAGTATTTTGCTGGAGCATGGAACTCTGATTTATCTAATCCATGGTCTACAGTGTTTCCTAAGGTATACACAATTATTCGTGATTATTTTCCCGAAGATAAAGATTCTTATCCGATGATGAGAAGATTGTTTGATCCTTCGGTTGAAGAACTACTTAATATATTTGGAAACAAAACTTCCTATATTAATTCAATTATTTCTTCAAAACAAAATAATTCAGTTAAATCCCTGGCTCACGCATCTGCTGTTCCTTTAGAATATTGTGATAGCACTTACGCTCACCACTATATTCTTACGATCTTATCTACTTTTTCTCTTGAGGAAATACTTAATTTACTAGAAGAGTATTCTTCTATTCACACTCTTGTAACAAATGATTCTGATCATCCATACTGGAAATATTTTAAAAGATATTTCTATCAATATAAAACTAACTTTCAGCATTATGGCTCTTTCTCAAATGTATTAGAAACTGTACTTGGAAGCTTTTCTTCTTTGTCTCCTACCAATTCAATAGTTGAGATACCTCATGTTCTAAGAACTTTTGCTTCTGAAAATGAAATTACTGCGCCATATAATTTTATTGACACCCGCTTATTAATTATTAATAACGTTTCCGATACTAGCTCTTGGTCTTTTAGTCTTAGCTCCACTGCCTTTGATCAGTCTTACTGTTATATACAGGATAACTTTACTCCTTATGAGTACAAGAAGTTATTAGATAAAATCATTAACGATAGTAAAATAGATCCTCACGCATGTTCAAATAACATTTATTGTTATGATTTTTCGACTAAAGAAATACATGTAATTCCTTATTCAATTCAAACTTACATGGATCTACTAAAGCTTTCTATCAATAATCAACTAGATATTGTAGGTTATATTAATGCAACCGTCTGAAATCTCCTTTTTGCGCAATGCTCATTATTCTTTTGGTGATACGTCTGCTGTCTTGATGGCGGAATCCCAAATCATTGATACAGTATCCCATGCCTCCGTTGAAATTTCTTCCGAAAATGAGCAAGTACTTTCTCGCTTATCTTCATTTATTATGAATTTAAATTCTGATAATATCTTTTCTAAGGATACGGGCATTATGCCTCCCGGAGTTCTTCATATTGATTCTAATCTTATTATCTTTGAAAGACCTCCTCAATATCAAAACATTCAAATAATTCCTCAAATCGTTGATCATATAGATTACGACAGGCATGACACTAAGCTTTACAGACTGCCAATTCCCTGGCAGTTGTATGTGTGTACCTACAGTATTTATGGTGGTAGATACTATCCTAATTCTGTAAGAATGTATTTCATGAATTCATCCATAACTGGATCTGATATCTCAAATCATAGAGTGTATCTTCCCACTCTTCCCAACTTTTATACTTCAGGCCTTCTGTGCAATCCCATGTATGCCTCCATGGAAGATGTTGAACGCTATGACAATAGCATAGCTGGAGTTATCCAAGCTTCCTATGACTGGATCTGGAATAGTGGAACTAATCTAGATTTAACAATGAATATTGTTGAAGCTTATTTTCAGTTACTCCCCCTAAAGGCCGAGGGCATTCCTACTGTCTTTGACAAAGACTTAACCTCCTCTGCTTCGCAGGTTCATATATCTTCTTACTTTTTAGACTTTTCTTCTATTGACTTTTTCTTTAAGCTTTGGGAACAGTTTAATATTCATGAAGTTAGTTCTTTAGCTTGGCCTAATCCTTCTACTTCGGACAGAGTTGCTACCGAAGTTCGCAGCGTTGGAGAATCATTTCTTCAAGACTTTTTTGCAGAAAATAATATAACAGATCCTCCTTATCGTGTTGAAACTAGTGAATGCGATTGTCAATGTGATGACGAAGAATGTGACTGTGAATGTGAATGTGATCTAAGTGAACAAAATGTTTACCTTTACAATCAAGCCCAATATGGAAGATACGTTCGTTCAAGACTTTCTTCTATGACAACATGTGGTAAAGTTCTAGATCACATTCGTGCTGCCAATCACGCTTCCAATGCGTATGATGAATATACTATATTGAATATTTCTCGAGCAATTATTGCAAATTCATCACTTACAATTTGACTTCACTAGTATTATTTGCTACTATATAATTATATAAACACCGATAAAGGTAGTAAAAATTGAATAAAATAACTAATCAAGAACCTATTTTTACTAGGTCTGAAGTATCACAAATTCTTAATGTCACTACTCTTACGGTTTCTAATCGTGAGAAAAATAAAAAGTATCCTCTTCCCCGTAGAGATTTAAATAATTATAGAATCTATACCTTGAATGATGTTTTCAATCTTCAATTGATAACCTATAGTCACATCGACCCAAAGCCTATCATATCAATTTTATACGATAAGGGTTACAGTGATATAAAAGCTTTAGGTCAGATGATTGACTCTGCCCTTTCTAAGAGAACAGGATAATATATGTCAGAAGACAAAAAACATTTACTTGTTGATGAACAACCTGATTTAGTTTCTACTGATATAATAACTGAATTAAAGTCAGGAATATATAATCTATTTGTTGCTTTATTTAATCATCAAATAGCATTGCATGGTCCAGAAAAAGCTTTAGAGTTATCTATCCAGTATCTAAAAAATATTATAGCTAACTTTGAAAATGCGTTACAACAACCAGATGAGGAGAAATAAATGTTAGATCCACAAAACTTAATTAATATTACCGGAGGCCTTATTGCCGATCCGGAAATGGTTAATGGTAAAATTTTTAAAGCTAGAATTGGTGTCGATTATTCTGGATCAGAAAAAGACTCTGATAATAACTCAGGATACTTTGACATCGTTTATTACTTGAAGGACAAAGATGGCTTTGTCAGCAAGAATGCTAGCTTTGTTAATGGTCAGCTTGACCAGAGTAAATTGAAAAAGGGTTCAACAGTTTCGATTGTTGGTCGTTTAGTTCAGGAACGCTGGAAGCAGGATGAGCAATCACGTTCACGTATTGTTATCGTTGTTGAGCACTTGACCTATTCTTCACGTGGCTCAAAGGGAACTTCAGATTCCTCTAAGGAATCAGCTCCTGCTCAGGCGTCTGCCTCTATTCCTTCAAGTTTCTGATGGAAGAGTTCAATGAGCTTGAGCTAAAGGAACTCATTGATTTTGCACTGTCTAAAGCTGACAATTCTCATCCATTTGGAAACTCTGGAAGCTATTTAGGTTTAGCTGAAACGGATATTTTATCTTTTGTTTATTCTCGTTTAGAAAATAAAATGGCTATATCTCAGATGGCTGAATTATTTCATGATATACGAAATGATATTTTATCTCGAAAAATTTCAACTAACATTCGAGACTTACATACGATAACTAAAAACTGTCGCAAATGTAAGATCGACGCTACTCCAGAGCTTCCAAAATGGAATGTAGAAAATCCCGATGTAGTGATTGTATTAGAGTCACCTTCAGTCTCACCTGATGCGATTACCCTTATGATCACTGCATTCAAGAACGCTGGCTTTAACTCTGATCAACTATGTTTAACTTATGTTAATAGATGTCCAATTAGGCGTAAATTTGAAAACGAAGAGATAACAAATTGTTCTCCATATTTACATTTGGAATTACAGCTTCTTAATCCTAAGTTAATCATTTGTTTAGGCGGACTTCCTTCTTCTGTTTTGTTTGGTACTCAAATAAAAATAAAAGACGTCAGAGGTAACATAACATGGTTGGGTTACTGGCCTATAGTTTCTACTTACTCTCCTATGTATGTTTTAAAGTCTGGCGGAAATACTCCCAATCAGTTCTCTGCCGACATTAAACAAGCTTATGATTTCGTTGTTTCTAAGAGCAAGGTCGAAAATGACAATTGATATCTGGACTTTGTCCTCAATACAAAATTTATCTGATGGTGATATAAGTTCTTTTCAAGAAATAGTTCTTCGTGATGTAAAAGCTAAATTTCTTACTTCTGAAGAACGAACAATACTTGTTAATAATTTAGATCTTTGGCTATTCTGTTTGCGTAATCTTCGCAAGGAAATAGAACTCCAACTTACTCAGTCTAAAGTAAATGTTCGCGAAGAAGTTAGACAAATGCAGATTGACTCATTTTCTTCTGACGAAATAGAATCTTATATTATTTCACAAAGTAAATGGCGCAGTAATGCAATTAAATTCCTTACTGCTATAGAACGTAAAAACTTATATGTAAAACTTCTTGTAGACGAACAAGATTAATATGAATACATCTCTTTTCCATATTCTAAGCAATGTCCATTACTTAGAATCGACATTAGATGAAAGTGATTCATATTTCTTTTTGCAGGAATACTATACAGAAAATTACATGCAGTATAAGTATTCTGCTCCTGACATATATTCATTTGATGAGTTCGATATAATGTGCAATAACTTTTGTATGTTTTATGGCAAAGTGAAAGATTCTTCTGGAAATTCTTTTTCTAGTCCAATATCTATCAATAGATTCAGATTCATTTTACTTGAAGATGGATCTTACTCAAACTATTATACTATTAGACGTAAAGCCGGATACGTAGTAGAAGGTATGTACTGGTCTAATGGCATGTGCTATCAGGTCCGAGAAGACAAGTCTCACGACTTTTCTATATATCAAAAAGTTCTTTTTCTTGATAGCTTAACCAAGAATCTTTACCAATATCCTTAGGAGTATAATATGACTATCCACGCCTCTAGCGATTTTGATAGTTCTTTTATTAAAACTATTGGTTGGGATTCTCTTAATAAGAATCTTATGGTTCACTTTAAAAGTGGTTCTTTCTGGATATATCATAATGTTCCTAAAGCAGATTATCTACAGCTCATTGCTGCCCCCTCGGTGGGCCAATATTTTAATAAAAATATCAGAGATGTCTATTCTTCCCAGAAGTTTAATATTCAAGACTTACTTCCTTTAGAACACTTTTCTTTGTAGAACTTTATTATTATGAAGAAAAAATATTCTAAAAATAGTAAATTTAGGCAGAGTTTTCCCGCTAAGCGTTACCCTTCCAAAACTACTTACATAGATACTGCCACTACTTCTGCAGACATACATCTTATTGCCTCTGAAGTTTTTGGATCTTCCTATTATATTAGTCATGATATGTTAACGGTTTTATAGATTTTGTGGTATACTTGTATAACACTATAAGTACCAGGAGATATCATGTCTGAAGAAAAACCTAGTGAAGTACCTTCTAAAGAGCTTGAGGTAGCGCCCAAAAAAGTTAATGTTAAATCTCCCGTTCCTCACAAGCACAAAGTGTATAAGATTGTTTGGCGCGATGCCTTTTCCGAAATGGACGAATGGCATGACACATCAACTGTTGATAGAGAAGATTATCTTTGCGAGACTATTGGCTACTTAATTGTCAATAACGGCAAGAAGCAATATTATACTATGGCTTCTACTATTACTGCAGATGGCTTTTTTTGTTGTGTTATCAACATACCTAAAGCTATGGTTATTTCTAAGCAAAGAATTAATATTACTATTTAACGAAAGAACTTTTATGAACGAAACTTTAACTTGTACGGTTTGTTCTAAAAAATGGAAAAGAGAAAAACTTCGTGGCCGTAAACCGCTTTTATGCCCTAAGTGCGTAAAAGATCAAAATATACCTTTGCCCGAAATTTCTTCAAAACCTTTACCTATTCCTTTGGTTCAATCAGATGTCAAGAATGATTTAATTACTTCTTCAGATTTTACACTTACTCCCGGCAAAGTTTATACTGCACTTCACCCTAAGCCTTCTAACTACAAGGACCTTCTCCAGCAGACCAGAAATGGATCAACATGGAAATGTCCGAATTGTAATCATATATTAATACTAGAAATACCTGTCTCGGACATTCCCACTCATCGCTGTACTCCAAACATGGTTAGCGTAAAATTATATGAGAGAATAAAATGAAGCAATACGTAACTAGGTATCCAGAAATTAGAATTAAGAATAATTCTACAACCCACAGTATATTGGAATTTTCTAAGTTCTATGCTAGAAAAATTAAGTTCATTGATCTTCAGTATATGAATCCTTCTAAGTATAAAACAGAAAAATCTATTCAAAGATCAATTCTGTCCTTAAAGCTTCATGCGCTTATAGATTGTTATGATGATGATTCCTGGGAAATTACTTCTAAAGGAATCGCTGTTCTTTATGATATCACTAATAGGAAACCAAACTATCTAGAATCAAAGGATTGAAATGAAAGAAGCCTTTTCATTAAAATTTAAATTATTATTAAAAAAAATGATTAAGGCTATTAAAGAATTTCAACAGTTATTGAAACTTTGTGAGATGATTATATCTCTTATAGTTTTTTACCTAACTAGAAAAAAAGTTAATTTTTCATAAATTTATTCCGAGATAGCTCAGTTGGCAGAGCAGTTGACTGTTAATCAGCGGGTCGCAGGTTCGAGCCCTGCTCTCGGAGCACATTACTTAGGAGGTCCCTATGGGAATGGACGTTTATGGCTTAAAGCCTAAGACTCAAAAAGGTGAATACTTTCGCAATAACGTTTGGTGGTGGCATCCTTTATGGAGTTATTGTTGTCATATTTCTCCGGAACTAGCTGGCAAGGTGCAAAATGGTCATGATAATTCTGGAGATGGATTAGATGCAGTCGATTCTCGCAAACTAGGTTTTATTGTTCAACAATCAGTTACTAATGGCGCAGCCCAAGAATATGTTAATGAATATAATGAAGATACAGCTACCCTTCCTGACGAACCATGTTTTTGTGTCAAACAATCTTTAATGGATGTATTAGCTATGTCGGCAGATACTCCATTTGTAGAAGTATCAGGAATTCTAAAATCATCAGAAAATAAAATTCCTAATCCCGAATGCAAAAATTGCAAAGGTTCTGGAATGCAGCGCAATTGGAATGCTAACTATTACATAGATGTAGATAACATCCAAAACTTTGCAGAATTTTTAATTGATTGCGGAGGTTTTCAGATATGTTAAATCATCCAGTATGTCCAAGATGTCTTGGCTATATTCCTAACAATCTTATTCCCGGACAATACATGGGCGCTCTTTCCCGTGTAGTTAATGAGGAAATTTGTTCAGATTGCGGAGTAGAAGAAGCCGTAGTAGCTCTTATTCCTAGAGATCAATGGCCAGTTAGTCGTTATGACCACAAGTATACGTCAGATGCCCGCTTTCGCTGGCTCGAAAGAATCCATTTGGAGGAAGAAAATGAAGAGAAAGTCTCTTAAGGACATGCCAATAATAGTTTATATATCACTTGCCTGTGTGGCGGTAGCTACTGTTGCCAGAGCTATCTATCGTAAAGTTAAAGATTACTGATGGACTATCTTGCTATGAAGCAAGCGATGATTAACGCTCTTCAACAGCAAGTTGTAACACTTGAAAATAATATTAAATATTTATCTGATCTTAATGACGATACAGTTTTAGTTGGCAACTGCCTAGCAGAGTCTTTAAAAATTATCATTTCTGGAAAACATACTAGTGATGATTTAGAATATGCACAGGACGTTTTGCAGATTTGGAATGATCACTATGCAGGCAATTGCGAAGACTGCAAATAAAGACGCAATTAAGAGTATTGTAGACTCTAATCTTTTGTTGGGATTAGATGGCGCGCTTCAAAGAATTACAATTGAGATATGCAAACTTTACAATGTCCCTGCCCCTATGCTGTCAAATGACAAATGTGCAGAAATAGTTAAATTCTTAGATGCTCATAATCTTTTTTTATTAAGAGATTCTGTCAATACAGTTGCTAGGATACTCCCTATTACTAGAGTAACTATTTATAAGTATATGAGGATTTAAAATGAGAAATCGTCCCAAGACTGGTTCATTCTGGTCTCGCACTTTAAGTGAAGCTAGAAATGCTAAAGGTTGGACTACGATACCCAGAACCTATAGCATGCGTACTGCTCGTCAATTAGCCTCAGATATTCGCTGCGCACATAAAAGACCAGCCTCAATAGATCTTGCTGGCGTTCGTCCCGGAGAGATTTGGGAAGCCAAGTGGAGAGCTCCCTATGATCAATCTAAAAGATATGATTGCACAGTCTCCATACGTCTGGTAGAATCATCTCCAGTATAATACATAGGAGTGATTATGTTTCGTGAGCCATTTGAAGAACCTGACCAAGAAGATTTAATTTCTTCCGCAGAGGATGTTGTTTACACTCTTCTCGATGAGCGTGATGCGTTAATTAAAGAACGTGATCTATTTAAAAAAATAGCTCATGATCTTTATATGGCTATGGCTAGAATAGACATGCCTCGGCAGTATCGCGAGAAATGCATTCCTGCTATGAATTCCTATCTGGAGGCATTCAGTGGAACACAGTGATTTTATTGAACTAGAATGTAGACGTTTTAATAAATGTAAAACACTCATTCAAATATCTGCCGTTGAATACGACAGACGTAAAGAAAAATTTGGCGAAGACTACAAACCATGGTGCGGTCCCTGCACTTATGAAGAAGATAAAAAGTATCGCACATACCATTCAGACTAGGAGTCATTATGAGTTTTTTCACAGGATTCTTTTTTGCTACAACTATAATATTGGGTAATTTTGTAGTTATCAAACATTATTTAGATAAAGGCAAATAATGAATGAGTCACATTCAATTATCCAAGATTTACAAGTTTCACTTTCCCGCGCACAAGAAAATTCAAAGTTTTGGGAAAGAGAATCTAAACGTTGGAAAATCGTAGCTGAAGAATATTTTAGAATGTGGTATAACGACCTTAGCGGAATCATGGTTACAGACGAACAAGTTAATCATGAAATGTCTATGTTCTATCAAGAAAAATTTGAGGACGACTAAATGGCTTATGGTAAATATCCTGCTAAATATGAAAAGCCAAGAATTGTCACTGCAGATTATTTAGTTAGGAAATGGCAAAACATTGGAGTACTTGGTTCTCGTTTAGCCATGGCCATTGAATGTAATGCGCCGCAAAATGAAATTAATAAACTAGCTAAGCAGTACAATGAGATGTATGCTGAAGCCATTAATAAAACTTAGGAGTATGTCATGAAAACATGGAGAGACATTGGTGCTGAAAACGCCAAAATTGCAAATGAAGAAATGCGCCTTAAGAGCGAAGCTATAAAAGCTTCTTCTCAAACTGCCAGCCTTGCACAAATATGTGCAGATGTTTCAGATATTAAAGTTCTTTTAAAGGAATTAATTAACCATCTTAAAAGAATGTAATCATTTTATTGTACAAACAAATAGATAGATAAAATCCACCTATAAGGAGATATTACCATGGCCATTCAACCCAGCGTTGAAACTATGATCCAGTCCAATCCGAGGAAGTATGCTCTTGCAGAGCCATCAAAGCTTCTTACTCGCATCAAGGGTGAGCCACCCATGAATACCGGTAAGGGTCGTCGTCGCAATCCTGTTATTACCAATATTTACAATGAGCTCATCACCAACCGTAATGAATGGTTCCACGTCAATATTCCGATAACATCGAAGCAGCAGCTTGCTTCACTTCGTTCATCCTTGTGCAGCCGCGCATTGAAAGACAATTTGACTCTTTCAACATCTTCACTCTTCAATGAGGCAACAAAGATGTTTGATCTTTGGGTTACCCTTAGCTAATATCATTTCTCAGGGTTACTATCTTCATTGAATCCTTAAATTAAGGAAGGTGTACCTTGGAAAAATATTACATAGAAGTAACAAGATTAGTGTGCATAGAAGCGCAAGATCTCAGTGAGGCAACTACTCTTGCGCTCTACGCCACTCAATATCCTGACGACTTAGAAGGTGTTCATTATGTCAACTACAGATTCCACCATTCATCCAGTTATTTTGACTTGGATGGACAAAGCGATATGTAAAAATGAAGGCTCTTTGTTTTTCCCTTCATTGTCAGAAAGACCTCAGGCCCGCAAAAGAAGAGAGACTGAGGCAAAGCTCATTTGTGCACAGTGTCCAGTTAGGGTTGAGTGCAGAGACTATGCTCGAACCAATGGAGAGTATGGAGTCTGGGGCGGAGAATCTGAAATGGACAGAGAAAAACTTGGATATGCACTACCTCCAAAGTATGTTGCTCGTTCCCGCAAAGTTCGTCAGCTTCAGCAAAAAGATGATATAATATAACTCATGCATTCGGAATTTTTTAGAGGACTATTTACAGGAATGGAGATAATGATAGCCAGCTGGGTTGTCATTAAAGTTCTATCTAAATTTTTCCCTAATGACCCAGAGGAGTAATAATGGGTGATTTTATATTTGGCCTATTCTTGGCAACGATGATGATATTTATTCCTTGGCTATTTTTTGGTAGAGATTAAACTATTATGACCAGTTTATTTTTTATCATTCCATTATCTATTGTTTTTTTTACTTTAACCATTGGAACTCCAGCTTTAATTATCTGGTATTTTTTTGGTAAAGATTAATTTTTTATCGTTCATACAAAAAAGAGTTTTTTAATATAGACCTTAGATCGGGGCCCCAATGGGAATGTTTGATTCAGTATATGTTGAATATGATCTTCCAGAGATCCTATTGGAAGACCAGGAAGTCTTGTTCTTCCCGGGACATGAGTACCAAACCAAAGATATGCACTGCATGCTAGATAGCTATTTGATATCTAGTGTAGGTAAACTATTGTATCGAGAAGGTACTTGGTCTGGCAAGCGTGACCTTGAATTATCCGCATATAAAGATACTGAATTCCACGGAATCTTACACTTCTATTCTTCAGCTGTCTTAGCTAGTGGAAATAGATACTTTATTAATTACTTTGCGAAGTTCACAGATGGTATAATAGTGAATATCAAATATGAAGTAGAGGATTTAAACAAGTGACATTTAATGAATGGCTCCAAATCGGCATTGATAACAGATGGTGTGGTCCGGCTATTTGCGAGACCCATGATAGCCTACCCCTTACGGAGGATGAGTCAGAGATGATATGGAGTGGAGATGATCCCTGTATCCACATTATACGCCTCTATGAGAGCCCCGAACACGCTGAGGCTATAGAGCAGTCACATTCTCCATCTATGTGGAGAAAACCCTATATAGGGTAAATTTGAAAAAAAATTTTGAAGGCCAAATTCGTTTTAGAAGAAAGTTTAGTTTTTGGAAAATGAATATTAATATTGAATCTTTAATAAATTTAAATATATTTACAACAAAACTGTTAGATATTGATAATAATTTTTTGTCTAAAAATATATTAGATAATTTAAACACCCCAAATGTGCCAGGATTTTTAGAATCACATAATCATACTTATCACGAAGATACTATTTTAAATGAATCTGAAGAATTAAATAAATTAATAACAGAAATAGCAATTTTTGCAGGAGATGTAACCAGCAGGAAATATATTTTAGAATCAATTTGGGGACTTGTCTTAAATAAGGGACAGTCAGTTATGATGCACACACATAAATCCAATAGGCATATGCACCCGGAGGAATATTATTCAATTGCATATTACCCACAGGTTCCAGAAGGTTCAGCTGACTTGATATTTTCATTAAATTATTGTAATATAATTGAGGAAGTAAAAAGAATCAAGCCAGAAGAAGGTCTGCTAGTTATGTTTAATTCTTACATACCACACATGACAAGTGATCATAAGTCGCAAATTCCAAGAATTGTGATAAGTGCAAATATTGCACCGGAAAATCCAAACACAGAAATAGTACCAGATTGGTCTCCATATAAACTAAGGAATAGCAATGAATAACAATGTTATGTTTTGTTCAGATCCATATGCGCAAAGCGCAGAATATTATTATGATATTGATTTTAAATATAAAATAATAGCTATAGATAATCTAAATAATATAATTGACGAAGCCGCAAAAGAATTCGTTATTCAATGCTCAAGTAACGCACTAGCCTAAGGTTGACCGGATGTTTCTTTTGGATAATTTTATTAAAGATGATCAATTAATCTCTGCTATTAAATCTGACAAAGATTTTTTTCCAGATACATCAGATGTAGATAATATTGGTCAATACAATAATCATTTTCATAGTGGTATGTCGTCATGTCACGCTCCCTACATGTTTTGGGATGGTTGGTGGTCTTCACCAGCTAATACCCTGAGGAAAAAGGTTATTGAAAAAATATGGACCCATACTGATACCTTACCAATTTCAATAAAAGAAGTTTGTGGATTTGAGTATTGGTGTAGGACTTTTAAGGAAGGGCAATATTTAGATGTTCATGTGGATGAAGACACATTTGCCTACTCTAAAGATAAGACATTTAATGCCCCTGTTTATGGGGCAATTTGGTACGGTTTTTCAGAATGCCAAGAAGGTGGATTTTTAGAGATTCATAAGAATAGCATAGAAGGTTTTCCAAAAAATATATTAGAAAAAGAAAATTTTAATAACTTTATTTCTAGTGCAAATGAAAAAGAAAGAATAGCTTACGTTCCAAATAGATTAATAACATTTGATGCCGGAAGACGCGTGCACGAAACTACCAAAATTGTTTCCGGAACTAGGCAAGTTATGGTTATTAATATTTGGCATAAGGATTGTCCGCCATCGGCATTAAGAACCGGTGAGTTCTATTATGAATGATGTATTTATTATTAATAACTTTTATAAAAACTGTGACGAAATTTTACAACATATATCTTTTAATCAGAATCTATACACCTTTCATCAAGGAGATAATGCCTATAATTACAGTAGTTTTCCAGAAACAAATGATATAGATTTAATTATTGATTTTTGTGATAGCATAAGGTATGAAATACAAGACAAATATAATGTTAAATTAAAAAGTAGGAATCATCTTAATGCGTTAATTTATTTAATCGGAGGGCAAAAGGGTCCACACACAGATGAGTACCATAATGCCGATGACTTAGTCAATAGAAAAAAAATACATGTATATAGTTCAGTTTATTACCCCAATGATGATTACGTTGGTGGTGAGCTATGTTTTCCAAATATTAATTTAAAAATTAAACCAGAAAAAAATTCTTTAGTTCTTTTCCCTTGCGAATATTTACATTACGTAGAGAAAATAACATCAGGAAATAAAATATCAATCACTCACTTTTGGGAGCTTTCAAATGAATTATAAAGGATCTAGTGGACAAGAGCAATTTGTTCTAGAATTATTAAACTATAAAAAAAATGGATACTATGTGGAGCTTGGAGCATTTCATTCCACGTTGGGTAGCAATACATATCATTTGGAAAATGATTATGATTGGAATGGTGTCTCTTTTGAAATAGACGAAAAAAGAAAAGAAGAATTTATTTCAAATAGAAAAAATCCATGTGCCGGAGACGCGTTAAAGTTTAATTATATATCTTATTTTGAAGAAAATAATTTTCCAAAACAAATAGATTATTTACAAGTAGACATAGATAATGGCTACGATATAGATTGTAAACCCTTTGGCAATCATTACACTACATTATTAGGATTGATTAGTGTTCCATTAAGTTTGTATAGATTCACAATTATAACTTTTGAACATGACACAAATATGTACTTTAGAAATAAAGGAATGCGTGACGCGCAGAGAGAGATTTTAGACTGCCTAGGGTATACGCTTGTAGTGAGAGAACAGCACGAAGACTGGTGGGTAGACTCAAATGTAATACCAATTAATACATACAGAAAATATCTTAGATCCTAAAGGGACATGTCCTTGATAAGATTTGGCATCCATATTTTATGTGGATTTTCTTTTCCGACATACTCATCTCCATCAAACGATACTCCATAGGAAGATACGCTCAAATAGGCGTAGCGTTCACCGCTTGTTACTGGAAGTACCTCATGTCTTCCTAGGTAATTAGATGGATAAATTGCAACCGAACCAGCTTGTGGGCGGTACGTGTAGTCCATATTGGGAAAACGCAACTCCCCACCCTCGTAATGTTCTCCGCAGTTATTTAAGTATAAGTTTATACTCGTACTATTATATAGAGAAACTTGATTTCCCGGTATCTGACCCCATTCATGAGGCACTTGATCATCGCAGTGAGGACCTATTCTTTGGTCTACGGCATAAGCAGCTATGTGCCCATGGGGACGCCACCAGGAGGTAGTAGATGCGTCTGGGAAGATCTTACAGTATTGAACAAGGGCAGAATAAATTGCGCTTTCAAATAGGGAAATTAAATCTAACCACTCTTGCTTTGGTTTGTCTTGACAATTAGCTCCTTTTAAATCTAAAAATCTTTGTGGAGCCATCAATATATCGCTAATATTAAACTTAAAACCTGTTTTATTTTTAGCGTATTTTACGCCATCTTCTTCGTGAATTGTAAATGTTTCTTCTTGATTATCCTTTAGCCATTGTATATATTCTGTTAGAATTTTATTATCTACTGAAATAACATCAGTAAGTATAACAACGCCCATACCTATGTGTTCATGTTTCATAATATCACCCAAAGTTTGTAACCTTATATTGATCAGAATATTCTGAGTATCCTTTTGATTTTAAATAACGCCTATAATTATCTCTTAGATCCGGCATATATATATTTGTACCAACAGCTGCTGCTCCTGGATTTAATACTGGATCACACACTTCTTCATTCACACTTGGATTTGGAGTGCCTTGACTATACCAACCTAAGTACGAAAATCTAACTCCACTACCTACTGGCTTTACTTCATGAGCTGCTATATAATTGGATGGAAACATTAATATATCGCCTGCTTTAGGCTTGTATTCTATATCCAAATAATTGAAATAATGATGGCCTTTCGTATAGTTATATTCATTAAGTTCACTATCTGTATCGACTGAATCATTTAAGTACACTAGCGAAGTAATAACATTTCTTAAGGCTAGCTCATGATTTGTTTTATGGACACCATATATATATTCTGCGCTGATATCGGAATGTGAACCCAAATAAACATCTGGCCCATAAGACACTATATGACCTTTCACCTTCCACCAAACGCAATTATAAGATAACGGAAACTGCTCAAAGTATCTCAATAAGCACTCATCTTTGAGTCTTTCAATTTCATTAAAAATAGATTTAATATTTGTATCTTGTATCTGATGTATTCTAGACGCTCTTTTTGGCATTTCGTCAATTGAATTCTTAGTGAAGATGTACCCACTCTTGTTAAAGTAAATATCATTACCTGTTTCGGGGTCTACTCCAGGCTGATACATCTCTAAATGTTCATCTTTAATTAGCCCAGAGCATAGAGTGTATACATGATTCCAATCTAAATTAATAGCATTTTTGAAAACTATTACACCACCACCAAGATTAATTGGCTCAATATTATCTTCCTGCTGCATCAACATCTCTCTTTGTCCCATGACTATTGTATATTCTACTTACTGGAAGAAGTAGATCTTTATGATTGTCGCCATACTTGTTTAGTATGTACTCTTTATAATCTACATATAGATCTTTCATCCAAGTTTGCCCGCCGAAAAAACTTTGCGAGCTTTCCATTATGTCAATTCCTCGATCCTTTTGAGACGAACCCTGACCATAATATTCAAGAAATGCGTAGCGTGTACCATCGGTTACCTTGCCTACCTGATGTGTCCCCAAGTAATTGGCGGGAAACATTAACACATCACCAGCCTGTGGTGTATATTTAAGGTCAGCGTATGGAAAAGAAATTTCTCCGCCAACAAAGTTATCCTTATAAGATTCCGATGAGCTAGAATTAAAGTAAGTTATTGCAGCAAGAACGTGGAGTATGCCCAGCTGATAATCTGGTTCAAAACCAGGTTGATAATTGATGTCATTATCGCAATGAATTCCCAAGTCTGAGCCCGGATCATAAGCCAACACATGACCAGCAGTTTTCCACCATAAGCATGGTAATATTTGTGGATATATTTCTATATATTCTAGTAGGCATTGATACATACTGTTTTGACATTGTGTAAAGAATAATTTTTGTTCATCAGAAGAAAAGTAATTATAATAATCAGTAATTCTACTGCAGTTTTTTGTTATATCTTCTTTGGAAAATCTATGGCCACTCTTATTTATGGCGTATAAAAAATTCTTATCTTCATCATAGATATTGGTGTAATGATTTTTTATAGAATTTTCTTTTATAGATGAAAGAAAAGAAATTGGATTATATTCATTTAAATTTATTCTATCTTTGAATAATACTATTCCATTAGGAAATGTCTGTGTCTTGTCCATCATTCAATTCTTCAGATATATGAGTTGATCCATACTGCGCAACACAGCGACCTTGAAATACGGGATTGATCCCCAGCTCTACTTCGTTCTTTGAATACAGTGAAAATTCAGACTTGCAATAACGCTCATAATCATCATAAATATTATTCATCCACATTCCAGGACACCAATCAAAACTTTCATCTGGTTCAACTATATTGATATTTACCTTGTCATCCGGCGATCCTTGCCCAAAGAATGACAGATATGTGTATCTTCGCCCTGCGGTCATTCTAGTTACATCATGTGACGCAATGTAGTTTGTTGGAAACATAATGACATCACCACGTTGTGGTCTGTATTCAATATCCATATGAAAAAATCTCAAATGACCACCAACAAAATTGGTCCCATCTAATTGCGATTCGTCATCCACGCAATCATTTAGATAAACCAGCGCCCCACAAGTCTGGCGGGCAGCCATTTGCCCTCGCGGCATATAGCGAACGCCTCCGGTCACCTTGTAGTTAGTGTCGTTATCGCAATGTGAACCAAGAACTCCGTCATCCACATAGCGAAGAACGTGCCCACGATTACGCCACCAAACACACCCAACAAGCAGCGGGTAAATATCAATATAGCGGATCAGGCATTTGTAGATAGTTTCTTCTATATTATAAAAAAAACAAGCAACATCTTCTGGGGTTGTTTCTTCAACTGGCCGAAGAATTCTTACTGGCGTCGCTGGGATGTCTTCTGGGCGATAGCGAAAACCATCCTCATTAATGCCATACTTCTCGCCATCTTCCCCAACTATATAACTCCAGCGATTCTTGTGTGACTCGTCAGCCTTGCTGTCGATGTAATCGAACGCTGTTTTTTGGTCAAATTGTAAGACGTTTCTAAAAACAATTATCCCAGGACCCAGGATATCAATTTGATAATTTGATATTTCTAATATTTCTTTATCGCCAATATTGGGCGTATCTGGATGAGGTTTCATTTTATCATCTAACATTTTTATTTATTAACTCCTAATGTCTTACAATAAATTATACCATAAATCAGAGTGGATCTATGGTCAATTCTTGATAATTATATTATAACCATAGTTATTTGTCATGTGATACAAATTAATATCTTGATTATCAGTAATTGAAAATAGATTCATTATAGGATTTATATGATACTCTTGATCGTAAAAAAGCGTGCCATCATTTATAGAAAAAATTATCATAATTCCGCCCTTATTTAAGGCTTTAATTAATTTCTCCTGTAATATATCATTTATCAATATATCTACAGATGAAAATGTAATCATATCAAAAGTTTCTTCTTCTAAATTTTCTATATCTTGAAGATCGTATACATTGTATGATGAATTAAAAGGGTAATCATTATTTTTAAGTATAAAATTTTCAAAATTATATAAATATTTATTATTCACAAAAGATAATTCACACCCATCATTAGCAGCTGCCGCAACTAAACCAAAACTAGCACTAGGAGCATGTACTAATATTTTTTTAGGTTTTTTAATTTGATAAAACATTTGAGAATAGTGTTCCAAATAAACATATAGATTATCAAACCATTCAGAAGATGTTGTAGCAAAAACATCCTCTACATACAGGGTGGGGTCTGCACCGGTTGCTATTGCTCTTTTATCATAGGTTAATGTATCATTAAAAGCTTTTGCAGCGTTTGCAAAGTCTGAGTAAATTGTTTCATAATCTATCTCAAGTCTATCGATTAAATCAACTGATAAATTTCTAGCTAAAACATTTGATATTAAATACCTATTTCCTAATACCTGATCCATTACACCACCTGCTTAGCAAATTGCATCCAAGACCATAGTCTTCTGATGTTTGAAATTACATTTTTATTTATTGATTTTAAATACATATCTGAACTTAAGTTTGGGTTTATTTCTCCTAAATCAGTATTTATTATTTTATTGTCATAATAAAATGTATATCTAATTCTTTCAATAATATCATCTATAGTTATAAAATATAAATCACTTTCATTAAAGCCAATTAGGTAAAATATATATAATATTTGTTCTTCCACATAATTAAGATCACTATTAGGACTGTATCCTGGACTATTTTTTGAACAGACTCTTGACACTATGAGTCCTTTTCCTTGTTCGGATTGATGGTGTCAATTTCGCCATTTTGTAGGATAGTACAAATATAACTTTGATTCTCAATGCTATTAACGCCATAAGTTTCGGGACTCCATTTGGTTATTGTATCCTGTTTTCCAGGAATGTCGTATGGTCCGTCTCCTAGTTCGTCTTGCTTTTGCTGCATTAATATACTCATATTAATGTTGATTTTTTCTGCGTGTTGTTTTAAGTTTTCTTTTTTAATTTTAATAATTTTATTTTTCATAAAAAATCCTTAATTAGCTTTTAAGTTTATCTAAATTTTGTTTCATTCTCAATAAGCTTAAGAATGAATTATGTAATAAATCTGTTTCTTGAACAGGAATTTCATAAGAGTCAGTAAGATCATCTTCATCTACGCCTAACTGTATTGCTAATTGAAAAATGCTCTGCTCTAAAAAAATCATAGCTTTTTCTTTGGCTTTACTTTTTTGTTGTTCACTTAAAGTATTTGACATAATAACCTCTTTTTATCTAAGTTGATTTAACTTTTCTTTATTTTTTAATATCTTTAGGGAGATTTGATATGCTTGCATTATCTCATACCCAGCTGATGTATTTATCACGCCATTTTGAATGCACCATAACTTAAAAGCTATCGGCATTGGGGGGTCCGCTGATAGCGTGGATATGGTGTTGCCTTTTATATATTGAGCAACGTACATATCTGGAAGATTCATCAATGAGGTAACTACATCATCTTTTCCATTGTTTTCAAAATCCAAACCAACATTTATTAAAAATGTATTGCATAGTTTTGCAACAGGCTCTGTATTATTGCAAACCCTATATGCCCACTGCCATTCTAGCATTAACTTAAATAGCTCCTGCAGAGTAGGCGCCATTGCGTATGGAAATGTTCCTATTATATTAGAGAAAAAGGAATCATCTTTTGCTTCCATATAAGTTATAGTCAGATTTGGTGAGTCGCAGTAAATTACTTTAGTTTTACTCTGGACTTCCTTTGTTCCATTGTTTGATAATATATTTTTTTTACTTTCAATAATAGAATCAAAAATTGTCCCATAATATTCCTCTATAACTGGACTAATTCTATGATTAGATCCAGTAAAGCATACCTCTTTTAAGGCTTCTTGTTGAGAGTTTTCTGGTATTGGCTCAGAAACTTCTTTATTTACCCAAATTTGGAAAGCTCTTTTTAATCTATTCTGAGTCATACCGTCAATGAGCGAAACTTTTTTTTCGATCTGTTCCAGCAAAAGTTCTGGATCATCAATATATGATAAATCAATATCATATATTGGCAGTATGTGGCAGATGTTGTTTATTAAAACTTCATTTGCCCTTTCTAAGTATTTTATTTTAGAGAAATTAGATAATGTTGACATAATAAACCTTTTCGTTAAGTCTACTTAAGATAGTAACAGTTAACCTAGTATTTCGTCTATAGCTTCCCTAATGGTCCAACTCTCACCAGTAGTCAGTGGCACACTATCTAGTGGCATCGCTTGCCAGTTAAATCTAGTGATAACTTTACCACTTCTAGAAACAATAAACTTTTCCCAATTATGAGGAATTCTTGCTAAGTAATCTCCCTCAAGATTTTGTCCATCCTCAGCCTCCTTGGAGCCGTCTGCTCTAGGTGCAGAGATATTTCTTTTAACTTTACCCTTAAGGTAAGAGTACAATACATGCTCATCAGGACCATTGACTTTTATTTTTTCTGTTATAGGAAATGTAACAAATGGATAATATTGTTTAATAAAAGATAATATTTCTTCATTTTTTCCCGGTTCCATTTGTCCAAACTGATTACATGGTACGCCAACCACGGAAAATCCTCTGTCCTTAAACTCATCATGGACTTTTTGCAGTTGCCAAAATTGTCTTAACGTTCTAGCATATGACCAAAACTTACTGCAGTGGGGAGTGTATCCATATTTAGAAACTATATTAATAAATAATGTAACGCTGCCGTGAAATTGGTCAAGTAAATGTTCTTCTCTATTTAATCCTGATATTTGAATATCATATATGTTTTCCGTCATACCTTAACTCTCCCATTTAAATTAACACTAGCAAAATCATCTATCATTATAGTGCCAATAATGATATCGTTATCAATATCACAATTAAAATATAGCTTACATTCAAATGGAATGTCTGTTTTAATAATTCCATTAAAATTATTTTCTGATAAATTATAGGTAATAAAATCAGATGAACCACGCTCAATTGATACCGTACATTTTGTATCCGAGAGCGTTAAATCCGCCAACTCTTGACCAAATGGGGTTTGTATTTCAATTGCATATATATTAGTATTCATATGGAACCTTAGGTATTATCGGTTCATTCAATTCTATTAACCCGTCATGTCTTGGTCCAATTTCTTCACCCTTTTCATTTAGGCCAGTTCTGATACCATTCATCCATGTCCATGGTTCTTCTTTTAATTTTTTCATTTTTGCCTCACTATACGCTACCCTAGAGCTAATAAGCTCTGGTTTATCCCAGAGATTTTCCACATCAATAGACACATTTGGCAAAACATTATTTGAATAGATGTAAAAAAATGCAAAGGGCATCCCTGCTGGGAATACTATTTCTTCTTTTTCCTTGGTAATCTTCCAGCTCATTTGCACTTCATCAGGCCACCAGTAACTAGGTATGCTAGCCGTCAAGGGAGTGGCTCCATCTAAGAAATAATTGGGTGAACCAGTTAGCCACGTATCATATCCATGCTCAGTATTAAATGCCCAACCAATATGAAAGTCTATCATACCAATTTTATTACAATTTGCGATAGTTCTACCTCTAAAAATATCTCCCTCTAATATTCTTGGAACAGCATTTCCACCATCCCATATCAGTTTAACATCCTGTTGAAGAACGACTTCCCAACCATTAACATTGGCAGCCGATAAGGGAAGGCATCTGTATGCATGTTTGTTGTAGGTGTCGTCCATCCAGTCTCTTTTTAGGCGTGACTGTCTAATCTCTGGAGAGATTTGATGCGTTCTAACTAGCGTTAACTTTGTCATTTAGTAATAAATTCCTGTGGAGTTATCGGTCCAGCTAAAGCTGATTGATTAATTGAAGGTTCATATGGTTGATTGTTTGACTGTCCAAAATCTCTAGTAAATCCTCCATACTTATGGGTATCATCATTGTAGTCGTACATAGTTACTGCAGAATATTTATGTCCACTAGTGACGGGGAGTGCTGCGTGTGCATAGATATACGTTGATGGAAAGAAAACTAGATCACCATGTCCTGGTTTCCACTTAATATCTAAATGAGGAAACCATAATTCTCCGCCGTCATAGTTATCGTTTAGATAAAGAATGCTAGAAACAGTACATACATATGAGAAACCATGATCTGTGTGAACACTAAAGTGCTGATCGGGACCATATTTAACAAAGTTAATTGCTTCCATATAAGTCATATTAATGTTATATTTAGATTGATAATAATTCAAATGAATTCGTTGAACATCAGCTATATCAGAATATATTTCAATAACTTCAGCAAAATTCGAAGGAGTGTTATTGATATATTTATGATCAAATTTAAAATCAACACAATCTCTATACTCTGGCATCTTAGTTCCCTCACCAACCAAGGCTTCATTCCACCTAAAGTAAGGGTGGGAACTATTTTTTAAAACTTTTTCCAGTCTAGAGCCATAGTCTAATTCTTTTGCTATTACACCCTTAAATAGCATTATCCCCATTTTTGGATCACCCAAGAATTCAACAGTCATTATATTTTTTCTCCTATTGTTTAGCTAGGAAATCATTGTAGCACAAGCACACACATAGGTGCAATATCTATTCCTCTATTTATCATTAAACTTATGCCAAAAAATTAATGCAGAAACCTCGCTGCTTTCTAAAAAATCAAAAATAATTGTTAGATTTTTATGTTTTAGAAATTTCATAACAAATCAGTTACTGTATAAAATGATGGAGTTGTCCATCTTTCCCCTGAGATAATTTTCTTAACACCATGCAAATAATTAATATCACCAGGGTGAGCAACTGCTAAACCTGGTTCTGGTTTTATCACAATGTCATGTTCTGGATAATACAATTCGCCACCTTGAAAATTGTCATTATAGTAAATGAGGGAATTGAGGTCGTAATCTGGGAAAGGATTGGGCGAGCCGTCATTCAATTGCTTGTCGGCATGTGGTCGTTGTTCTGTGCCAGGTGTCCACTTAATAAGAACTGGTGGCCTATTTGATAGTTTTACTGAAAATTGTGTTTCTAAAACTTTTTGCATTTTGTTAATATAATATTCAATAATTTGATAAATATTATTATTTAATTTTTGGATAATGTCTCCACTGCATTGTCTGTTACGCCAATAATCGGCACTATAGAGGCATGTCCCGTCTTCAGAATATAGACTTTCGCCTGGGTCTACCCATTCGCTGATTGTAGGCAGGAAGTTTTGTATGGTTTTTAAATCTTCTTTGTCAACAAAATTTTTTATTATAAGAATATTATCGATACCACTACCAAAGTGGCCTGGATCTATTAAGGATTTTGCTACATTAATATTCATGCCACATATAATATCATACTATTTAAATGAGGGTGGGAAGAAAGGTGGAAAGAACGGTGGGAAAAAGGGTGGGAAAAAGGGTGGGAAAAAGGGTGGGAAATATGGTGGGAAATATGGTGGGAAGAAAGGTGGGAAATATGGTGGGAAATATGGTGGGAAGAAAGGTGGGAAATATGGTGGGAAATATGGTGGGAAGAAAGGTGGGAAATATGGTGGGAAATATGGTGGGGCTACTGGCGTATGGGGGCCGCCGGTAGAAAATGTTCCACTACGTTGATAGAAATTATTATATGAATCAATTGATACATAATAGGCAGTGCCATTACTCAATCCAGTAATCGATACCGTATTGCTATTATTTAATCTATCCCATGGTAAGCCTACATTAAGCGTATAGCCTGCCGTTATTTGCAATGTATACGTAACTTGGTCGGTCGTTGTGTAAATTCTGTATCCGCAACCAGCGTTCAAATTTCCGCCATATTGGCTGTCTGAGGTTAGTTTATTCCCAGTATCTAAACTGACTGTTATTTCAGCGTTGCCTGCAGTAGCATTGAAGCCGCCAGTAATTTGGTCTGGTTGTTTGAGCGGAATGATGCTGTTTGAAGAAACCTGTCCGCTTGCTGTAAATGCATTGTTGTATGTGTATATTTTTGCCCAATATGAAGTGCCTGTAGTTAGTCCTGTGATGGTTGCACTAGTTCCACTTGTTGCCGTCCAGTATGTTGTTGCACTGGTTGTCGTTCCATAGAAAACATAATAGTTTGCGGTGTCACCACCACCACTACTAGCAGCGGTCCATGTCACTGTGAAACGACCGGTATTGGTCACCGTAGAGTTTGCTGAATCTGAAACGTTATATCCACCACTTGAGTCAGTTATTGCAACGTTTGTTGCGTTTGTTGGCGTACCAAGACATGAGGTTGCTGTTCCGGTCGTAGTTCCAGCACTAGAAAAAAGCGAGTTGTTTGTTACGACCTTAAAGTAATATGAGTTTCCAACAATAAGGGGGATAGTGGTAGAAGTGGAGGCTGTCGTCGTGTACAACGTCGTTGGGCTTGAGGTAGTCCCATAATAAACACTGTAAGTTACGCTCGCAGCACCACCACGACCAGCATTGTCAGCACTCACTGCAGTCCAACTAACCCCAATATTGCCAGACGATGGTCGCGATGTCGATAATCCAGTTACGTTTGCCGGGGTTGTCAAAGCAGTGACAGCATTTGAAGCACTAGAAGAATCCGATACGACGCCAGTATTCGTGGTTGCCTTAACCGTAAACGTGTATGAAGTTCCAGAAGTTAACCCACTGACAGATATAGGACTGGATGCTCCACTGCCAGTATGTCCACCAGAAGAAGTGACCGTATATGAGGAGATGGTTCCTTTGCCCGCATATGTTGGGGCAGTAAAGGGTACGCTAATAGTTAATACGCTTCCAGCATGCGAAGCGGTACCAATAGTTGGCGTGCCTGGTTTTTTCCCACCAGAATCAATTAGGGCCATAATGAAAAATCCTTATATTTTATTATAAATTTATAACGTATAATTATATCAGTAATTTACTTTAAGTGCAAGCTTATTTAAAGTAAATAGTAATTTTATGAAACTTTTAATAATTTTCTACTACGCCGAGAGGTCGCCCGTTACGACCCAAGTATTGGTGGCACGTTTAATCAAGGTAACAGCAGACCACTGGGCCCTAAGTTTGAGCCCTGGCGTACCATTGATAGTGGAAGTTTCTCCACCGCTCGTGGTTCCAGCAATAGTTGTTTGACCTGAACCAGTTTGCAAAATCATAATCTGTGTTCCGATAGGGAAGGCTATTGAATTATTTGTTGGCACAGTCAATGTGTTGGGCGAACCACCACCAACCTCAACTAATTTATCCTTATCTGCCAATACCAATGTATACGAGGCTCCTTGTGCATTTGTTACCAATGTTGATGAAGCAAACTCACGTGCCGTGACACCATCACCAACAATAATTTTGTCAGCGGTTGTATCCCACGCTATTCTTCCATCCGTCGTAGACGTTGTTGCTGACAGCGTCAATATGGGAGATGCAATTGTTGGGTTTGGACCGAACGATGTCAGGCTTGACGCTGTAACGCCGGAACCAAGTGTTGTCGCACTTAATACAGTAGTTCCATTTATTTCGTATACTTTGCCAGTAAGTAGGTTGAAGTCCTCGGATGATGTCCACGCTGACGTAAGGCTAACCCAGTTAAGCGTCTTGTCCGTGCTTCCTCTAAGCGTAATACCACCGCCATCGGCAGTCACGTTTGTGGGAGTGGTAACTGAACCGAGTTCAATATTTTTATCATCGACACTTATTGTTGTCGAGTTAATAGTTGTCATCGTGCCTTCAACAGTGAGGTTGCCCTTAATGTTGACTGTCGCGCCAGTCGTACCACTACCAAGATTAATTGTTGCGGTACTGGCACCGATAGTTAATGTTGTCGCGGCACCAGCGAAGTTTATGGTTGTTGCCGTTGTATTGATTAAATCAAATGAACTACTAGGAGTTGTTAGGCTAGTCGTAATTGCTGGTGATGTACCGAATACAAGGGCACCAGAACCAGTCTCATTAGAAATAACACCAGCAAGTTCTGCGGAGGTGGTTGCCGCAAAGGCACTTAATTTATCTGTTGTTTTTGCGTATGTTGCGTCGTAGGCCTGAACGTTCGTGCCGATAACAAGACCTAGGGTGGTTCTTGCAGCACTAGCGTCTATATCGTCAATTAGGGAACGCCCAAATGTAGTAAGGGTTGTTGTGCTGGCAGTTCCAGAACCAGTGAAATATGGTAAGGCATCTGCGGCACTTGTCAATCCTGCGATGGCTAGAAGGTCTGCATCATAAGCCTGGACGTCGGTACCGATAACGATACCAAGTGTCGTGCGCGCAGTTGAAGAATCCGCATCATCGAGAAGGGTGCGGGCAAAAGAAGTTAACGTCGTTGTACTAGCACTTGATGTTCCAGTAAAATATGGGAAAGTGTCACTAGCAGCACTAACGCTAGCAAGGACAGCAAGGTCTGCATCATAAGCCTGGACGTCGGTACCGATAACGATACCGAGCGTGGTTCTTGCAGCGTTGGCATTGGCGTCATCAATCAGCGAACGCCCAAATGTGGTGAGCGTGGTGGTGGCAGCGGTTCCAGAACCAGTGAAGTATGGCAAAGCGTCTGCGGCGCTTGTTAATCCTGCAATGGCTAGAAGGTCGGCGTCGTATGCTTGAACGTTCGTGCCAATAACAAGACCTAGGGTTGTCCGTGCGGTACTGGAGTCTATATCGTCAATTAAAGAGCGTCCGAATGTAGTGAGGGTCGCAGTACTGGCGGTTCCAGAACCAGTGAAATATGGCAATGCATCTGCTGTTGAAGTCAAACTTGCGATGGCAGCAAGTTCGGCGTCATACGCCTGGACATCAGCGCCGATGGCTAGACCGAGCGTGGTGCGTGCAGCACTGGCATCTACATTACCAATTAAAGAACGCCCGAATGAGGTAAGGGTTGTAGTACTAGCAGTTCCAGAACCAGTGAAATACGGCAGAGCGTCTGCGCTTGAAGTTAAACTAGCAATAGCGGCAAGTTCTGCATCATGGGCCTGAACGTCAGTCCCAATGACCAAGCCGAGGTTAGTGCGAGCGCCTGCGGCATCCGTAGCACCGCTACCGCCATTAACAACAGCGATGGCGGTAGCACTCCATGTGCCAGTAGTAACGGTACCAAGGGTAGTGATTGTTGATTGACCAACGTAAGTGGAAGCGATATCTACGCTATCGGCGTTAACAGTAATTCTGTTGGTCGTACCAATAACATCAATACTGTTTCCAGTTTTGGTCAAACCATCTCCAGCTATAACTGTTGACGTTCCAGTAAATTGCGTAAATGTTAAATCATCAGTTCCAAGAACGTGTACACCAGATGCACCAGATCCTTGAGATGTTAAAACAAAACCTTGGTTTGAATTAATTGATCCGCTAATTACAAAAATAGCGTCTCCAGCTTTAACTTGTCCAGTAACACTGTTATTAGAATCTGTAGTCCTTGTTAAAACCCACGCAACACTAACTGATCCTTGATCTGTCACTGAGTATATTCCATTGTATGTGGCGTTAGCTTGGTTTTTAACTAGAACTCTATCACCAGTAGTTGCATTTGCTCCGTCTATGATAAGTCTTGCATTGGCCGTTGCAGTTAACGTTGCCCCTACGCCAGCGGTACCATTGCTATAGCCAGGCGAATTGGGAAGAACTCCATTAGTTGCATACTTGGCTGCTTCGTGCCAATTAATTCCTGATGCAATAGAATCAACATATGCTCTAGTGGCAATAACATTAGTGTCAACATCTCCCTGTGGCCCAGTTGCTCCTTGGGGACCTGTAGATCCCTGAGATCCCGTTGAACCTTGGGGGCCTGTTGCACCTTGCGCTCCTTGTGAGCCAACTGCACCTTGAGGACCGACGTCTCCCTGC